GGTGCCTTCTTGTACTTGTCTATATATGGGTAGACCGCACGTGCTATGTCCCCGTAGATGCCCTCAAAAGATGCTGCTGGGAGTGCATTTCGTATAATGCATGCACTATCATTGTGCATACAGAGGAGTGTCAAAAGTGACTCCTGCATCGTTTGCGAAAGATCCATTAGAGTTTCTGCCCCCATTGATTTACAATCTGGTTAAAAGCCTCGACTGGATCGGAGTTGTTTAACATAAGCACAGATTGAAGATCAGCAGCCGGTATAGGATTACTCATTTTCGTAGCAAGAATAGAAGCCAGCTCAGACTCGTCTGGAAAAAAGTTTAGGAACAGACGTCCCATTTCTATTGGATCCAAAGGTTCAATACTCTCGTGCATATCAACACGACCAGGGCGGATAAGTGCTGCATCTAGTCTATCTGGATAGTTAGTAGTCATGATTAACAAACGACCATCTTTACTGATTACTCCATCTATTCCGTTTAGTAGCCCACTCATAGTGGTCATATTAGTTTTGTTAGGTCCATCCTTCTCGTCTCCCACCTTTAGCTTACTCTCTATCTTAACCTCTCTAGCTCTACCCGCAATATCTACGTCCTCAATGAGTAAAACTCCGTTTACAGGTACTGTGCATATTGCGGAGAATAGCTTGCTATCAGTCCACATATCACCAAGATTGAGAACGTAGATGGGGCGACAAAAATAGCTGGCTAACGCTAATACTAAGGAGGTCTTCCCGCAGCCTGGGGGTCCAGAGAACAGATAACCTCGGCGATATGGCACTCCCCGTTCTCGGTACCAGTCTGCTGCACCAAAGAACCAATTAGCATCGCGCAGAATGCGTTCTGTTTGCTCCTTTGGAAGGACTACAGAGCTCATTTTCCTGGGTAGTTTAGAGGATACCCGCTGCCAGTAGTCCTCACTATATAGGAAAATGTCGATCTTATCCTCTTGCTTGCGTAGCTGACTAGCCTCCATCAGTAACTCTCGTATTAGAAAAGAACTTCTCCCTAGCACGCGAACCTCGATTTGCTCCCGTCTCTTAGAGGAATATTTTGACTCATCACCATCTGAAACTGTTCTTTCAAGCCACAGAGGTTGTCCTTTGTACCAGAGAAGGTGACCACCAAGTCCTGGTGATAATGACCATTTTCCCTTATTTTTAGAGTCGTCTGTATCAATACCCCAAAAAGTAGTTAACCTGAGCCGGCGACTCTTTTGTGCGTAGGGGTGTATCGCGAGCCATTCGTTTATCCAGTCAAATGCATCGTCCTCATTATATACTATCAAGTGACAAGTGTATTGGAAGATAAAAGTTTTCCATATTTTATTAGGCAATGATCTTAATAGGTAAAGACCGGACATGAATACGGAGCCACCAATGATACCAGCAAAGATATCATTATTGGTAAACTGTAGATGTATCCACGTGGTAATCTCTTCAATCATAACATTTCTTCCTCATCCGATGTGGCACTTGCATTACCTAAACTCAGTATTACAGGCATTAATCCTGCTTGTAGATATCCGGGGAATTGTTGGTGTAGTAACGCAGGACAGTTTTGAAGTTGTGCTACGACTGTCTTTATACCAACAGGTACATTCTCAAGATTGTGGATGTAGTCTATCGTAATAAGCACAACGATGTGGTAAAATTTGGTGCGTTGTGGAAGCCTAGCTCGTGGTTTGATTTGGCTCAAGAGTTTGTCAACCACAACCCAACTAGATTTCAAGTCGTGGTATAACTTAGGTGGTAAATAAGACGCGCTCTTCGGGAGTTTCTTACCAACTACTTCCCGCATGGTCTCGGTGAGTACACCATAGAATAGGAGGAACTTTTCGTCCTCTTCGTGAATGCTCTTAGACCGAGAACTTGGTTCGTCTACCCCCAACGTGGTGCAGGCTGCTCTAATTCTCCCACGCTCTTTGTCGGAAAGATTAGCAACAGCCATAAGAATATCGTTGACTTTGAGTCGTTTTGATTTTGTCATAGCCTTATAAAAGAGACTAAGGTGGGGACGCCAACACTTCCCTGGCTGACGCCCCCTGGTTTAGATGACTGGAATTGAACCAGCTACATCCTGCTACAAGGCAGGTGCTCTATCCAAATGAGCTACATCTGGTATCGCTCCATCAATCGGAAGCCAACACACCTTGAAACTGAGTAATGACCGCTCTACCACTGAGCTACTCCGCCATAGAGTATTGGAGGCGGGGGTTGGATTCGAACCAACGTCTGTCATTTGATTTGGCATGTCCTATCCAATCGAGTTTCGCGGTTACTGACACTTAGGGGACAAAACAGAGACTTGTAGCTGGGTTGGCGCTATGCGACTTCCCGATGCTACGTTTACTGACACTGAGACTGCCACTGACACTGGCCCCTATGGACAAACGAATTACCCCAAGATATAATCAATGATAGTCTTACCAACACGAAGATCGACAACCTCCGCTTCGTTGGCTCTCTGACGTGCCTGCTTTACGGCGCGCAAGATAGTATCAACACGGCCAATCAAGTCGGACTTTTCGGCAGGGCTTATCATGCCACTCCAAACCTGATCGCTGATCGTTCCGCACGGCTTGTCTACGGTCCAGGTATCAACCTGCGCTGGGAATTCCTTGGTCGGTTGAACGATGACCTTAGATTCCTTGATCTTCTCCGTCTTGAAACGCTTACGTGGTTCGGCGATCTTGTACACATGACCAGCGCGGTCCTCATCGCGTACCCAGATAATACCTGGTTGGAGGGTAGGTATCGCCTCACACATGGTCCTGAACTGTCTCAAACGACTCTCCAAACCCAGTAGAAGAGTTCCGGGCAGAGCGGCAATCAGCACGTTACCATCTACTACCAAGTCGGCTCGTGCTTCTTGATTGGTGCGCTCCTTACGGGAGATAGCGTCGTAGTATTTGACGAGATGCTTTCCGACATAGGAAAGTTTGTCACCAACCGTCGTTACCATAGCTTTGTGATCGGTGGTATTCTCGTCTTGACGCTCCTCATTGTGCATCCGCAATGAGCTGAGTTGCTCAATGAAATGCTCTGCCTTCTTGCTGAAGGTCTGAATTGCCTCCTCGATGACTTTAGTCGCCGTGTTTTGTAGATCACCTTCAACAGCGATGATCTCGTGAAGCTTCGTAGGTTTTGCCATTTCGGCCTCCTTTTCCTCGCTACTTACCTATACAGCGGCTATTTTTTATTCCAGGGTTTGAAGTTCTTTAGGTTCTCAATAGATGGCCATACTCCGGTGAAAGTGATTGCTCGGTCGTCGATGGTGACGAGAGCTGGTGGCTTCTCAGTAGGCCATTCGATCTCAGTAAACCAAGGTGGGTCTTGCATGATAATATCTGATTCGACAGCAATGATGTTATCACCAAGCCACGTCCGCATTGCAACTTGTCCACCCGGTTGATTACTCCGGCTGGAAAAGATCATGACACGAAAATGCTTGACTACTTCACGCAAGAAGTCAATTGCTCCTGGCACAGGTGGATCAGAAATTATTCCGGCACCTTGCCAACCACTCGTGTAGCTGTGTATCACACCATCAAAGTCTAAACACAGAATTGGCTTACTCATGATCATTTACTTGGTTTGTAGCCCAATCTGATAAATTGGCTGCCATAGTGTTCTGGTCAATTGTCTTCTCTTGATCTTTTCCATTCTCATCTATTGCGGTCCACCCAGAGAACCACTCGGCGATCTCTATCATCTCGTCATACGTTAGCGCCTGAACCATTTTGGCGATCTTTCTAATTCGCTCACTCATCTTTCTGTCTCCTTCCAACTAGAATTTTTCCTACATTTACCTATACAGCTACACCCAAAGTCCCCTCTCCCTCGCGCGGGCGTACACAGGCAGGCAGGCGCGCTATGTGTGGCTGGGTGTGCACGCGCTCACACACCCTCCCCCCTTCAGGGGAGAGGAGGGTGGTGTGTAGGCGCACTCGTGACGCCTGCGCGCATGTACACGTAAGGGAGAACTAAACTTTTACTCTTACCTGAGACTTAGTCTGATGTAGGCAAAAAGAAAGGGCTGTAGTGAGGGGAGACCACTACAACCCTTTAAGTTTCTCTAGGAGGAGATAGGACGGTTTCTAGTTATTGATTTTCACTGCCGTCCCAACAGTATCACCTCAATGATACTCTCAAGACAGCAACAAAGTTTATCTCCTCAGATAAATCTCCTCCTACCTTGTTTTACACCAGAGGATTATAAAAAGATAAGTATTAATATAATCCAACTGAGAAGACTTAGAAGTATCGCATCAGATGTTTTCATGATGACCTCCTTATTCTGATTTTGATAACTCTCTCAGTAACCTCGAAACAACTGCCTCTACGTACATAGTGATGCCTGTGTTCTTGCTTTCTCTATTTCCAGCGACATTAAGTATCTCAATGTTGTTCCTTTTTATCCACTTCACCAACCCTGAAATTTCTCGGATAGGTGATCTACGGTTCTCTATACTATATCGGATCCTTTTTATTGGACGCTTGTGCCTACGACACAGCTGAAAGGTAAGTCTTGCCCCCGGTGAATTGGTGCTACCAAACCACAAGGTACCGTCGCTACCTAAAACATTACGCTTGGTGCGGGGAGGATAGGTTGGGGACTTGGTCTCCTTAAGTTTGTATTGTTTACCAAGTATCTTTTTAGGACCAGCCTCAGTACGGAAACCTTTAGGAGCCCACCCTCCTGTCTCGATGCCTGGTGCAGTGTACGCACCAAACAAACCACCCATGTCTGCTCCGGTTTGACCTCCGGAAATGACTTTCTTTATCATAACTACTTCTCCCATAATTTTCGCTCTTCTCGTCGTTCCTTCTCAACTTTGGCTGTCCACTTTGGCTTTTCCTTTTCCCACTCCTGCAAGAATAGTATACGTTGACGAGCAATATCACGATTCCGTTCACGTAAGTTACGTACCCATTCTGGTACTAAATGATCCGGCACGTTAGAGTAATCCCTAATACTCATATCACTCTCCTATGACTATCTTTTCAGTTGGAAACGCAGAATTAGGAACATACGCGTGTTCGTGATCTACGGTGTGATAACGTAAGACCGCTGCATCGTCTTTAAATGTAATCCAGCTTTTTACTGCAGGATAAACGGTCTTGCCACATTCTGGGCAGTGATTAGGTAATCTAGGATTTATCCAACAGAGTTGATGACCACAACACTCCATTACAATTAAGCGAAATGGTATTCGTTCGATTACTTTCATAATCTCCTCCTATTGGTTTATCTCATCAGTACTAGAATAACCAATTCTAGTAGACCAAGACTACCTGTCTTGGTTTCGATACGGTTAGACCTATTTTAGGACCGCCTCCAAGGCCTGCAGACGAGGATTTGACCCTTCAAGGGTAAAAACCCTACCTAATTTAGTTTCGTTGGTCTACAGACGGTCCTAGCCTGGTTTCGGTTATTTCTTCTTTTTACCTCTCATCAATCTCTCGTGCTCCCGCTGGAGCTTGTCGATCGCCTTTCGTTTTTGTGTAGCTTCATCCTTGACCCGACTACGATACCTCTTGTCGATCTTTGTCCAGAAGCGACGTTTGGCCTTGGTTTGTGCGGCGGTCATAATGTTTTATTCACTTCTTCAGCCTTTTTAAGTGCGTCAGCGTGTTCGCTCTCGACTGAGATACGGATTGCATTTAGCACTTCACCCACTGTCAATGTAGGCAGATCGGCGATCATATCGATCGCACCTACGACTGCAGTAAGGGTTAGAATGTCGGCCTCGGGTTGCGGGACGTTATGGTACTCAGTGAGTTCGTGTGCCGCGCCTCGGATGCAGAGACGCACGGCCCCTTGTAACTCGTTGAGGATATGGTTATAGATTGGTAGCATTTTGATCTCCTCCTATATTTGAGATACCTCATCAGGCTGTAGTCTCTCATACTACAGCGACCACATATCAAGTAATACAACTTGATATGTGGTTTCGGCTCAATCATGGGTAAATAGATCGTGTAGACGACGACGTAGTCTTTTCATTTTGCGTTTATTTGCTGCTTCCAGCCTCTTTTTAGTAGAGGGACTTAGTCTCTTTCTACGTGCCCTCCTATCTTGTTTCTCGTTGAATATCCTCCGACTTTTTGTGGTCCATGGAAGATGATTTGGACGTTTAGGTTTGTTGCTAACTACAGGTTCCTGTTCTACCCACTTTTTGGCACGACCCTTCCGCTTTTTTAGTCTAGGACCTTTTTTGATTAGCTTGCGAGGTCCTTTACCTCTTGGCCGTTTGATGGGTTTGACTTCAGCAGTGGTTTTGACACCATCAGCGATAGCTGGAGGACAATTCTTTACCTTAGTCTTTTTGGAGCGGGTGGACTTCTTAACCATTTTCCCTCTCCTGATTTCTAAAGTTTTTCGATTAGAGTGATGGGTGTAACGACGGCACCAAGTCCGGTAGCAACCTTAGTGATGGTTTCTTCTTGCTCACGTGGGCAGCGAATAAGAAGTGTGGATTGTTTTAAACCACCCATCCGCCGAAGGATCCCTTCAGCAGCAATCTTTGTCCAGTAAGGACAAGGCATGCCTCTAAGCCAATTAGATATCGAAGCTATATCCACGCCAAAAGCTTCGGCGATCTGCTGGGTAGTAAGACCAGTATCGCGAAGTTTTTGTAGATGCATGTTGGACTCAGCCTTCTTGTGGGTCTTAGTCATAATCTCCTCCTATGTGACTTGTCATCATCAGATACTAAGTAGTCATCTTAGTGTGACCAAGACTACCTGTCTTGGTTTCGACTTTAGTTTATCATCACCATTTCTCCAAATGGTATTTCTCTTGCTCGACATTCAGCCGGAATGGTCCAGAGCACTGGAAAGGGTGGCGGAACCTTTGGGAATGATCCGTAAGTGTCAGTCAGATAGATCATACCCTTTGGTGTGATACACCTTTCTTCTAACCAAGAGAAGGTTGGTAGAAAGCTTGTACTACCACCACCATAGGTACGTCCCGGCTTAATTGGTAGGTCTTCTTTACCATATTCGTCAACGTGCTGTACTTTCACATCCACGTACATGATGTGTAACTTACGGAACTTTAGCACGGAGGCGATCTTGGAGACCTCACCAAGAAATTGTGGGATGTAACGTAGCGTTGAGCCAGACGTATCTAGCACTACGACAAACTCATCTACACCTTCACTCTCAAGTCCTGGCAGGTATATGTCTTGATTTAAGAAGCGGCGATCAGGTACTAACCAAGTGAAGTCATCCTGATTGCAGTTCTCCATGAACCTTTCGAGTACCTGTTCCCAACGGATCTTGGGGTTCAGGATCTCTTCGACTAGTTCATCGAGACTACCAGGTAGCTTCCCCTGAGCCTTGGCGAAGTTCATGGCTTGAGCAATTTGCATCAGGGCTTCAGCTTCATCAAAATCTGCACCTGATAAAGCTGCGGAAGATGGTTGAGAACCATTCTCGTTATAATCATCCTGGAGACCGGTGAGGCCGGTCTCCGGCTTTTGATCTTTCTGATCCTGATTTGGTTGTGAAGGATGATCGTGAAGACCACCGCATCCACAGCCTCCCTTTTCTTCGGCCTGCTTGTTGGCCGGATCATCAGGGTCTTGTGATAGAATGTTGTAGATCTTCTCTGCATCCATCCCTCGGAACCGATCGTCAATCAGGTAATCGTCTCCTAATTTTAGACCGCTGTCCTGGAGATACAGATTGATCCTGTAGTCACAGGCGATATTCCAGCGCTTGGGATCTCGAAGACCTCGACGGAAGCTGTCGAGGAACATCTTGTGTCCACCCTCGTGAGCAAGATCAGTGACGAGAATGGTCTCGTTCTGCTGCTCTACGTAGTCTGGATTGAAAAACAACCTAACTCCATCTGTCACCATCGTTTGGATAACAGTGGAGGGTTGTATCTCAAAGCCCAATATTAGGCTTCCCCAGAAGGGATACATCCTAAGCAGCCTGGTTATGCACCTGTCGACTTTCATTTGTGCATTCATTTTCTCCTCCTATATTTGAGATGTCTCATCAGGTTGTAGTCTCTCACACCACAACGACCACGCCCCGTTTGCACGAGACGTGGTTTCGACTTTAGTCTTAATTTGGTTCTTTGGAGGTAATGATCTCAGCGCAACGAGCTAGGGCATCGTCGGTCATTTCAATCATTGAACCCAGACGATGCCTTAGCACCAAGAGATCCTTAATTAGCAGTCTGGGCTTACCATATTTGGTCTTTTGGTAACACCGTTTTACAGCTTCAGTGACATCACTAGCTTGGTAAAAGAGACCTCCGCTGCTGGTAGTAAAATCACCGATTTTGTTGTCTAGTGTTCTCTTAGTCATGAGATGTAGCCCTTCATGGATTTCAGGATCGCGTCTGCCGATTTGGCAACCTCCTTGCGATACTTAGGATCGTTTCTGAGAGCCTTTACATCGCTGACCGAACAGATTTCCTTTTCAGTCTGCTTGATCATCGCCGCGATCTTAGGATCGTTTAGGACGTTCAGCGATGGTAGAATTTCAACCAACTCCTGGATGTTACCGATCAACGAGTCCCTGAAGACCGCATCTTTCTCGTGCAGCTTCTCTTGAACGTGTCTCAGCTGTTCATAGAGACGTATGATTGGTGCCCGGAACGCGTCCTTCATATTGTTCTGGAAGTCTGCGAACATCTGCTTTTTGAGATCCTCAGAAGCATCCGCTGACATCTTGACCCTAAAATCATTCGGGTCCTGGATAGGAGAAGTCCGGATGTGGATACCAAACTTGGTCCGGACCCGATTAGGTTCAGGATAGTCGTCTGCGTTGAACATATCACCGAGACCCTTTTTATAGTCTCCTAAACCAGCATGCCACTGTTCTTTGTACTCAGCAACAAACTCATCAGCGGCTTTCATGGCTTCGCGTTGCTTCTCCCCGATGACTTCCGTGTACTTGAAGTACATGTCAGCCGGAAGGAGACCAACTCCTTCCTCCCAAGGGAGCGTATAGTATTTGTGCAGCTTACGACACTGGCGGGACAGCTTTCTAAACGTGTCGAGAGCATCACTCTTGAGAAGTTGCTTGGTGAACTTCCCAAGCTCGGCATCTGAGTTCTTACTCTTTGCCACTTCCATAGCTATCTCACTGTCGTTCCGCTTGGCACCCCAACGGTTGATTTTGAGCCTAACGAGCATGGCTCGTGTACTCAGATCACTTGGGGTAGCCTTTGTCTTAGCTGACTTCGTGGTCTGCTTTGACTTACTCATAATCTCCTCCTATTGGTTTGTCTCATCAGTGTCAAAGTAACCAACCTTGACAGACCTAGACTACCTGTCTAGGTTTCGACTTACTACCACCTAGCAATATATTCTAAGATTGCCTTGTGTTTGGAGTTGAGGTTCAACACTATTGTTTCACTGGGTTTCTCATCAGTGAGACATTGACGACAGTCGATGCGTAATTCTACCTTGTCATTGGGATTGCACAACTCCATAGCGTCCCGCATTTCCTTTACGGTTGGCATATTGTTTTCCATAATCTCCTCCTATAGTCTTGATGCGATAGTGCATCACACAGCGCTCCTACCTGAAGCGCTGGTTGCCACACTACAACATGTATTCTTGATTCTCCGTCGCCCATTGAACAAAAGCTGATGTTTCTAAGAGGCTGTTACCACGGTTCTTCACGAGAAGCATACCGAGGACTTCTACTGGCTTTTGGAACTTGTTGATGAGTTCGACGAAGTTGTCCATTCGACCAGCATCGACGATGTCTGCCGTCGAAGTAACGAGAGCGAAGGCAACGTCAGGTCGCTGGGAAATTGGAGCAAGCCCAGCACTCACGACCTGTTTCGTTTGATCATTCCAAACATAACGCTCGAATGTCATGCCGTCGAGTGTGCTAGGATCATCGAGGATATCTTCGGGATCTGGCAGGTGAGCCCACAGCTTCAGAAAAGCTAGGAACTCAGTTGCGAAACCCTTGTCAGCTGCTCTCGAGATTAGCTCGAAGGCTGTACTCTCAGTGACAGCACCTGAAGCCAGAAGCTGACCAACGTGATGCACCGTTCTTGGTGACCGGCTGTTTTCCAGTCCAGGCTTCGGACTAAAGTTCATCAGCATGTCCCGTTTCCAAGAGATGAATGCAGGCAAGATCGCTGGCATTGGTTCCTTGCGATCGAGCAGGCCAACATCATCGCACTGCGAAGCCCATTGCACCCAACTGTCAACATTTACCTCTAGGTGAACGATGGTCTTGAACCTAGACTTGACATGCTCAAGGATCGGGTTGACGCCGGACTTGTCTTGGGCTCGGTTGGTTGCTGCACAGATGCGAATATGATCACTAATTTTATTCTCGCCAATCTGACGAGCGTGGATTAGGTGACAAGTAGCATTCTGGGTAGCTGTCGAGCCTTGTCCAAAATCATCCATGAAGAACACGGTTGGTTTCTTGGCCGTAACGAGCCGACGAAGATCGCCGATAGGAACGAAGTCCCACTCGGCTGGCTTCTTACCCGTTGCGGGCCGCGTCTGGGCTGGTATTCCACCGTAGTCGATTGGACTACGTACTGCTGGATGGGTGATGATAAGGTCCATCCCGACGTTCTTTGCCGCTTGCTCAATAAGGGCAGTCTTGCCGATGCCTGGCTCTCCTTCCGCTAGGAAGGATAACCCAGACTTGAACATGGTCTCGGCAAAGTTGATGAAATCTTGATAGTTCATTTTCTCCTCCTATTGGTTTGTCTCATCAGTGCCAAGATAACCAATCTTGACAGACCTAGGCTACCTGCCTAGGTTTCGACTTATATCATTTCATCACCACCGTCGATTCTCTTATAGTTAACTGGGTCATCGGTTTCGAGGGTGTGATACCCAGTAGGTTGTGTCCAAACCATGAAACGCGCCGCTGCGCTGCAGTGAGCTTCCAACTCGGTAGCAAAACGTTGAGCATTACCCACTACTTCACCGTTTTGAAATTCAAACATTGGTCGGTACGACATAATCTCCTCCTATATTTGAGATGTCTCATCAGGCCGTGAGCTCTCACCTCACAACAAGCGGGGTTACTCACCCCACTTTCGACTTTTTGGTTAAACGCTTCCTGCGTTTGGTAGGTTGTATATCGGCAAGATGTCTGCGCCGCTTTGGCTTAAAGAGCTGATATTGCCGTGAACTCGGCTTTTCAACATCACCTTTTTGCACCATGTTTTTTAGGCAGCGACGTGCTTCTCTTGTTTCTAGCCCTGTCTTTTTGCAGACTTGACCTACAGTGGTAGCACCATTCTTCAAAGCAGCGAGTATCAGTTCGCTGTGCGCTGATTGTGTAATCCCTTTACGTATTTTTCTGCCTTGGCGTTGGTCTAGCCGTTCTCGTCGTTCTGATTTTCTTAGATCACGCAATACTTTATGATGCCGAGCGCGTTTGGCTCGACCTCTCATTTCTTTTTGGGTGTCCTCACGATCTCTTTGCGCTTGTTTTCTCTCCTGATCTAGTTCGGCCCAGGATTCCTTGTGACGCTTCCACCGCTTCTTTGTCCACCGTTTGCGGTCTAAAAGCTTTGGTAGTGGGTAGTTGCTGAGGTACTCATTAGCCTCTTTGACCCTCAAGGCAACAGGACCTAGCTCTTTGGTGCTAGAAAGATGTTTCCTGATTCGAGTAGGCATTAGATGTCCTCACCTTTATTTGGAGCGTTTCGATTTTTTCTCAGGCTCTTTCTTTTGATTTACACCAATACACTTGTCAGCCTCAGCCTTGGTGGTAAAGCGTTCCCGTAATGGGTTCATAGTGTCTTTCGTATTGTGTACCTGGTATCCGAAGATCATACTAGGATCTTTGGTGTGTGAATGCTTGACCACCTTCAGGCCTTTTTCCTTATTGTGGCTTACCGTTGTCAACATAATCTCCTCCTATTGGTTTGTCATCATCAGTGTCAAAGTAACCAACTTTGACAGACCCGGCGTATTCTTGTTAGTGGTCTTTTCTAACCGGGTTTCGACTTTCACACGAAGACGATGATAGGTTGTCCTGTTGGTAACATGACAGGATCAGATTGTGATTCGCCATAGGACTCAGCGTAGGAGTTCTCGTACATACCATATTTGATAGGAACGCGAACGTGCCCTGGTCGGGTCTTCCAGGTTTTAGGTTTGCCCGATACACGACATTCTCTAACATCCCCAAATCGATCAAGGAACGTAAGAACGTAACCAGGACGCAGGTTTTGAGCTTCACCTACGATCATGAAGCGGTATTCTTGATACCCATCGAACCGTGGTGGGTAATACCCTGATTTGGCTTGCATCGTTTTCGTCCTCTCACGTATGTGCGTAACCATCTTCCTCAATACCAATCCACATTTTCTGCCATTCAATCATGATGCATGTATCACCGAAAGCAAATGTGGAGCGCGAAAGAAATTCGTCGAACGTTTCGTTGGTGTAGTAGTTACGGGTCCTGAGTTCGCTGACTGCTACACGACCGTCTTCCATGGGTTGGCGTTGAAAAATCTCGAACAGGGTCTCGTGCTGTTGCGGGGTCATGGTCTCCTCCTATTAGTCTATCTCATCAGTGTCAGGAGACTATTCCTGACAGACCAGGGTAGGTGATTGCTCACCTACCCTGATTTCGATTTATAGGAGGAGGAGATTTTTTCCCAACCGGGATAGTCCACTTACGAAGTGGAGGGTAACACCCTACGCGCTGCACGTGACCAATTTTCTTGTACTCGTTCCACCCCGTTGCGGTTCAAAGCGTTATACCACTTGGGGTAGCCATCGGCCTAGGTCCAGTATTGTTGCCCGTTAATGCTGGATTGACTACCAGCGGCGGTCAGCAGACAACCCGGACTAAGGTCTCTGGGGATCGTTCCACGTGTGCTTACGCAGGTTCACCCGGCTGACAGCGACTTCGCGGGAATTCCTTTCCCATCGCTGGGCCTCCTGGGGGTTCCGGCTATCCTCGCCACTACGCGTGAGGGGTGAGCTTTGCGCTTCTTCTCCCAGGGCCGCCCCATTCCCAGAGGCCTGGATAACTAAATTCTTATCTAACTATCCTAATACTATTGTGCGCCCTTTTAGGGACTTTCGCAAGGACTAAATAGCTCCCGAAAAGGTCAAAGAATTCAAGGACTTACGGGGCTATTGGCACCACTATCTGGGCTATTGGCACCACGTCCTAACGAATTTTACCACTTTTTGATGGCAGGCAAAAGCGAGCATATTTCAAAGGCTTAGAAGCTTTTCGGGCTTTCTATTATCCCTTTGTAACCAGAAAGTGTGGTTATTGTGGTAATTAGTGTGTTCTAACTAATACACTAATAAAACACTAACCAGCAAAATCAATGGCTTGTGGTAATAGACCACCCACGTTTAGTATAAAAGCCTACGTGGGGCCTTTGCGTCCTACGTTGTCTCAACCTTCATGTCATCTTGCGACTGTCAGGGTAGATTTCTCTCCGGAGAGGTCTGCCCTGACTTCTTTTTGATTGCTCGGTGCTGCGGCAGCGGTTAGAGCCGTCCCGAGGGCGGCGCGCTGTAGGGAAGTCGATCAACCATATTCTAGACAATGCGGTTGCGATGGAGCCGGGGGTTGGTTTCCGGCCTGCAGCACTGAGCAATTCATTAGTAGGGACATAAAGAACGTGGTAGCTAGACGGAAGCGATTAAATGGTAATATAGGTAGTACCCTCTCTGTTGTACCCACACGCAATCATTTGACATCAGTAATAGTCTCTAAATATCCCAACATAGCTAGACGTAGAATGGAGAAGATAAAGTTCAATCTCCCACTCTTGGAGCGTCTAGCTATGTTGGGTATGCCTGATAAGGACATTGCTAAGGCACTAGATATTAAACCAGCCAGGTTTAGTAAATATAAAAAGAAGCACTCTTCTATCAGGGCGACACTGCGGAAGGGTCGAATAATATCATCAGCTAATGTAGTGGAGTCTCTCTACAAGAAAGCGAATGGTTTTTCGGTTCCTGAGGAGAAGTTGTTCTATAGTGCCAAGTACAATAGAGTGGTAAGAGCTAATACCCGAAAGTATTATCCACCTGACACTGTTGCTCAGATATTCTGGCTGAAAAACAACTTCCCAGATTTCTGGCGTGATAAGAAGGAGGTAGAGAATACTGGTGGTGTTGGAACAATTCAATCAGTGAAGTTCATATTGGTTCAGCCAGGAACGTCAGGTGAAAAGAGTGAAAAAGTAATTGATGGAGATTTCAAGATACTTCCAGGAGCTGGACAAGAGGGGAGAGAACAGCAAGCTGGGTCTGGTAATACGAGTAAGGAAGTAGAATAATGGGAGATAACCTAGGACGACGACGTGAGTTTACTTTTTTACCAGATAGTGAGATTGTTAAGACTATGTCTGAGACTATTTTAGTAGTAGGACAAAAGGCTGCTAACCCACCAGTGATGCCAAAACCTGATCGCTTTGCTCTGTCCTTAAAAGTTGTGCGGCGTTGGGAAGGTGGTCTAGTTGATCACCCTTCTGACCCTGGTGGTATTACCAAGTGGGGCATTTCACTGCGCTTCCTCCGTGCTATTGGTATTGATATTAACGGTGACGGTGTAATTGATGGTAGAGACATTAGGTCTTTGAATGAGAAGCAGGTTGAGAAGCTCTATCACGATCACTTCTGGTCAAAGTGTCATTGTGATTTTCTACCTGCTGGTGTTGATCTTGCTGTATTCGATTGTGGAGTGAACCAAGGACCAAACCGTGCGAAGGGGTTCCTCCAGAAAGCTTTGAAAGTCAAGGTTGATGGAAGAGTTGGTCCTATTACGCTCGCTGCTGTTGATAAGGCTGATCCTGCTGAGTTGTTGGGTGAGTTCATGGTCAGACGAGCTGTACACTATTCTGGTCTAGTAAACATGACCATATTTGGTCTAGGTTGGTTTAGGAGGATCTTTGATATTTACCGAGAAGCATTGGCTGTATTGAATACTAGTGATAATTTAACAGAAGAGGTGTTGAAATGACTATAGTGGATGGAATTGCGCGGGATATTGAGAGTATATTTGATAGTATCACATCAGATAGGGAGGGATGGGAGCTAATATCTGCGCTACAAGAGGTTGTCGAGGCCCAGGTGAAAAGGGTCGAGGAGAAGGCGTGCGGTAAATTCTCCAATCCAGCGAGTGTGAAGTCCTGCTGTCGAGCTACTGTAGTGAAAATAAAAAAGTTTAGTTGTGCTGAGTTGAGAGAAGGTGACGAGATAGTTTGTGATGACTGTGATGGGCAGATGGTTTGGCGTGAGGGAGCTTGGAGCGTAAATGATCAACGAAGCCGAGCTATGAGATCTTTTACCTGTGATTATAATATTGGTGGTGGAGGTGATCCGTGTTGGGTTCAGAGAGGACAAGAATTTGTTTGGAGCCCTTGGTCGGAGGGTTTTCGCTATTGTGTACCACATTTTAAAGAAATCTTAAGTGAAGATTAGAGTAGGAGAATTGGAAAATGACTGATAAATATATGACAGCAACTGAAGTACAAGTCAGGATGAAGGAATCACTCAAACGTTTTCCAACTCCTAATTTTAATGGTATAATAAATGATATTGCCAGGAGATTACGACGGATAGCTCTTCAAGATGCATTACAAGGTTCATCTCAAGATCGTTTGAATTATTGTTTCGGTAGAGCAACTGCAAAACCAATTACTGATTTAGCATGTTATGGTACAGCTGTGTATGATCCAAACAAGCTGAGTGAATTGGCTATCAGGTGGTTCATACGTCTAGAGCGTTTGGCTCGGGGAAAAACAAAATGTTAGAATTTACTCGTCGAAAGTTTATGTGTTTAACTCCAGTCTCAATTGGGGCAGTTGCTTTGGGAGCTGTGGTTCTGCCGGAGATCACTCCACCGAAACGTAAAGTTACTGAGGCGATGTTAATCGCTGGTCAAAAGGCTGCTAATCCTCCTTTAATATATGGGCCAAATACTTTCTCAGGTGGTGTTTCATACACCGACTTTGAAAAGATTGGTGATCAATTGTTCTCTAGGGGAGAACTAGAATAAACAATGGATCTGAGTATTAAGGTTGCAGAGATATTTAGACCTCTCCTGTCTCCGTCAAGATACAAAGGTGCACACGGCGGACGAGGGTCAGGTAAGAGCCATTTCTTTGCAGGAACTGCAGTCGCACTCTGTATACAATCTCCTGGGTCTCGCATCGTCTGTGCACGAGAGGTTCAGCGATCATTGAGAGACAGTGTAAAACTTCTCGTCGAGGACAAGATAAGAGAGTTTGGAGTTGAGAATCATTTCAAGATCATGTACGATCATATCAGAACTCCAGGACAGGGTCTGATCGTCTTTCAGGGACTACAGGATCATACAGCAGAGAGTATTAAATCTTTAGAAGGATTTGACGCTGCATATTTAGAAGAGGCTCACACGATCACCAAGAGATCTCTTGAGCTACTTCGACCAACGATCCGGAAGCCTGGATCTCAGATATGGGCGTCTTGGAACCCAAGACTAGCGACTGATCCAATCGATACACTGTTGAGAGGAGAGTTCCCTCCTCCTAGCTCGATTGTCGTCAAGGCAGACTGGAGAGACAATCCCTGGTTCCCTGAGTCTTTAGAGGAGGAGCGATCCTACGACGAGATAGTCAATCCAGTGCGTTATGCTCATATTTGGGAGGGTGAGTACGAACCACAAGTCGTCGGTGCACTCTGGAACCGAGAGATGATCATAGCAGGGAGGGTGAATGCTCCTCCTCATCTCAAGAGAGTTGTGATTGGGGTTGACCCTCCTACATCGTCTGAGGAGGATGCAGATGAGTGTGGGATCATTGCTGTAGGTTTAGGTGATGACGGACATGGTTATGTTCTAGCTGATGAAAGTATTCAAGGTAAACCTGAAACTTGGGCGAGACGTGTTGTAGCTCTCCATGATATACTCGAAGCTAATACTGTTGTAGCAGAGGTGAATCAGGGTGGGGATATGGTTGAACATACGATTCACTCTGTTAGAAAGGCTGTTAGGGTCATTAAGGTTCGTGCGATTAAAGGTAAGGTTCTGAGAGCAGAACCTATCAGTGCTCTTTATTCATTAGGGAGAATTCATCACGTTGGATCCTTCCCCAAACTCGAAGGTCAGATGTGTCAGATTACCTCAGATGGATATCACGGTAATGGATCGCCGGATCGTGTTGATGCTATGGTATATGGATTAACTAATTTGTTTGGACCTATGACGCGTCGTCCTCTCCCTCCAGGAGCTTCAAGACCTAGTCGAACGGTAGCAAGAGCTGGAATGAGGGTGTGATGATTAGATCTAAATGTTATAGACATATTTGGACTAAGCTGGTTGCAACGGTGATATCACCAGTGTATCGAGAGGATGGGATGATAATTACTCGTCCAAATGTGAGATGTAAGTTTTGTAATGTTAGTTATGATAAGTATTTCAGTGTCTCTCGGTCTGATGATGATCTTCCTCGTGATACTCTAACAAATTGAGGTGTAGGTGGTGTCAATAGGGAAACGTAGTGGTATGAAGTTTATTGCTGAGGTAAGTAAGAGGGGTAAGTTGTTAGTGTATGAAGATCTTATTTTTGTTATTCGACCTAATTGTCCTATTTGTGAATTAACTGCTGATGGGCTCAGAGAGATAAACTATGTGCCTCCAAGCTTACTCGCTCATGTTGAGTATGTGTTATAGTGTACTTGCAGTATGCTCCAGTGGATGTTGTGAAGAGGGAGCATTTTTCACTAACAGAGTGTTAATCCTAACGTGTGCGTGTGAGCGCGTGCGTAAGGGAGAACTAGGAGGAGAGTGATTATGAGGTTGTTTTTCTTTCACAGATATTCTTGGGACAACTGCGCAATTAGTCTCGCAGGAGGATTTGATTTACGAGTTCTGAAGTGGTGGTTCACCTTTGTACCAAAAGCAATCAAATGGAGTAGACCGAGTTATTGGTATGTGTCGCGTGATGCTACTCCTAAGACATCTATTGTAGGTAGTCGCTGCAGATATTGGTCGCCGTAGAGCCTAGACCTATTTTTAGACCCACTAGGACATACTGTAGACCAACTTCTTACCTCAGAATAGGGTATTCGCCCTTGAAGTCGTCGTCGTTGGTCTACGTCATGTCCTAGAGCTGTATAGTTAATTGTGGAGTGTAGAGAGCACTTGTGGTTGCGGGATGCTCGTAAGCACGGCGGATGAGGCGGCGTCACTGGCATCGCAGCTTTCGGTTTCGGACGTATCCGAGTTGTCAGATCCACAGTTACTTCAAGTCGTCGTAAGTCGGCGCCACTGGCGTGTTCTGATGTGGTCTGGTCTGGTCAGCCTTGAAGTCGCAAGTCGTCGTCGCAAGTCGGCACCCTATCCAGGATCCGTATGCGTATAAGAATAACCAGTTAACGTAAGCGACGCGCCAAAATGCGGGCAAAGAAAAACCCCACGAAGCTTTCGCCGCGTGGGGTTTCAAGGTTTAGCCACCTTTCCCTTCATCCATTTCGGCTTTCAGGACGAGGCAGAAGTAGGAAATTGCATCATACCACATTCCGTAGGTGGTAAGAACCGTTTCCATTTCGACGTTCTTGACGACTTTTCCATCGATGACGTAAACTTCGCGTACCGTAACACGGCCAGGGTCTTCTAGCTTTTCACCTTCGACCATTATTAACGCCTGACCTTCTTCAATATCCAGCGGAATATTAGCAAGGCCTGGATCGTTTTCGTAAACTAGCCGTGGTTCGCAATACGGATTTTGGATATCAATCATGTAGTAGTATCGGGTTTCCATAGCGTTTCCCCTTTCGGGAAAAGAAGGGGCGGCGCTAACCGCCCCTTCAAAGGTTTCGGGGAAACTATCTAGCTAAGGCTTACCCGACCTTGCGAAATTTGCGCCCGGATAAACTTTCGCCGCCCGCGAAACCCCTTCGCCTTTTGCGCCGCCAAACAAGCGGAAACCGTTTGGCCGGTTTTGAAACAAGGCGCGCGGGAAGGGATTTCTTTTCCCTTCAATACGCGAAGCTTCGAATCGTTACCAAAATCGGAAAGGGCTTTTCCGCCGCCGGTACGGACTTTTCCGTTTGTCCTACCGTTAGCCTTAGAAGCCTTGCGACCCTTCGAAGTCTTGCGGGAAGCCTTGGCGGTCCGCTTAACGGCCTTGCGGCCCCTTTGCGCCTTTGCCTTCGCCTTGGAAGGCTTGCGGGTTTCGGTTTTGGTTTTGGTAGTCATAACAAACGCCTTTCGTAAGCCCGAAAGAAGTACGAAACGCCAAGGCCGGATTAAAACCGGGCAAGGCTTCGCCTTTTGTAACGGGCGGTATCAAATCGGAAATCCGCGGGTTTCGCCTTTGGCCCTACTACGGGTAAATCGCCGGGTACCTTTGGGCCGATTTGATAAATAAAATACTACGCCCTAATTTGATTTTTTGCAAGGGGATAGTGGATTTATTCGCGTATTTTTGACATTTTATCGAAGGCGTATATTCGGGACTTTCGAAAGTTTTCCCTTTAGAAATGGCGTGGCGTGGCCTGGCGTGATGTGGGATGGAATGGCGTGGATCCGGCCGCGAAAGTCGATGGGGGGGCGGGCTGCACGATGCCTCACTGATTTCCGTCTACCCAAATGCTAATGAAACCATCATCAGAAAACACTCCTTGGATCATAGTGAAAAGACAACCGCTAAGTCCAAATTTTTTGGAGATCCAGTGATAAGGAGACTGTATACGTCCCTAGGAATAGAATAGGAGCCTAACCCATGGAACGACAATCAGTGTCTTCGTCCAATCTCTCGTCCGTAGGTTACGACGAGAGTACCGAAACCTTGGAAGTGCAGTTTCAAAATGGCTCTGTGTTTCAGTATCACGATGTACCGGCAGAAACCCACGGACAGCTAGTAAATGCTAGGTCGGTAGGGAGTTTCTTCAGCAGCAACATAAGAAATTCCTTTGCACACTCCAAACTCTAAACACAGGAGATAAATATGCCACAACATCCAGGTTCCGGGGGACGTCCAAAGCCGAGACCAAAACCTGTCAAGAAACCGAAGCCTTTTTATGCAGGTGATTGGGTAGATAAATTAAACGAAGCTATCGTGAAGAAATCATAATGGCAACAGTAGTCCCCTATAGTGCCAACAAACAACACGTGCGGCTGTTTGAGGTAGGAGACACCGCACGTGAAGGGCCTCATAAGACATTTACTCTAAACGCCGGTGAGATACCTGGCTACGAGATGGTACGCGAGGTGAGTGACTTTATTGGTTCTCCTACTGGTGAAGTAACTGGTGTTCTTACAATCACAGCTACGTAAACCTAATTTTTTGTATGAACACTCTTTTTCGCCTGATGACTTTCCCTGCGGGGGCCTTTTTCATACTGGCCACCTGCGCCACGCCCGCGCTGACCCAGCCCTCACCGCAGACCTGTGACACCCGTGATAGGGTACTGGCTCATCTGGCCGCCAAGTACGCCGAGGCCCCGGTGGCGATCGGGGTCACCAACAAAGGAGCGTTGGTCGAGGTGTTGGCCACCAGCAACGGCAGCACTTGGACCATCATCGTCTCGATGCCGAACGGCACCTCCTGTATAGTCGCCGCCGGCGAGGGCTGGCGCGGCATGGAGCGCGAGGAACCAGCCACGTGATGACAGACCGAATCAAGATAAAAGACGACGATGAATTCATATTTCCCACTGAGGACCGGGCATGAACGACAAAATGAAGCAATTCGTCAACGGTGGTGCTCCGGCGCGCTTGCGGCATGTGCTCTCCCTTGCTGGGACGTTGCTCGCTGGAGCATTTGCCGTGGGGATGCTGTGGTCCGACGTGCTGGCGACGGAGAAAAAGGCCAACGATAATTCTAAGCGCGTCCAGGCAATCGAAGCGTCTATTAACGAGGTCACGACGCAGCAACGGCTTCTCCTGCAAAGCTCGGAAACCGACCGAGCGCATAGTAAGGAATTCCGTGATAAGACCGCCCGCACGCTGGAGCGAATCCTCGAGCGATTGCCACGGTCGAATGGGCTACCACGATAATTATCCAGTCCAATTTTCACAGAGGAGATTACCATGCAAAAGCTTTTCTGCGCCCTGGCCCTGTTTCTCCTCCTCGGTGGTTGCGCCACCTTTGAGAAGGGGGTCCTTGTTGCGAGACAGCAAGTTCTAACGAGCCCCGAGTTTGCAGAGATGACGCTCAAGGATGTGGAGAACGCAGGGAAGCTTGCACTCTTGACAGATGATAAGCTGTCAATCCTATGTTGGGACTATATCGAAGACTTTGTGAGAACACACGCTCCAGAGGCTGGGGTCGAGACTGGGGAGGTAGTCGGCCCCCTCTCAGCGTATCAGAAGGCTCGAAACATCCGTCGCACTGTGGTTGATATTGAAATATCAGACCCCTTCCGAGTAGCTTGTGGTCCAATGCTAACAGACAGTATGTCTATGATTGGTAAGATTGGGATTAGGATTGCTCTATGATAACTAATCCCGGTGTCTCGATCCGCGATGAATTAGTTTATCACCTGGACCGTAACGGCATGCCCAAGGGTGCCGGCTGGCACAAACAGGCTTTCCCTTGGCTGGGGTTGTGTCAGCGAGCTCGTGGTACTGTACCACTCATCCTTGTTCATGGGTTCGGTTACGACCCTTGGGCAGCTAGTGATGATAACCCACACTATTTACACCAATCTGGTTTCGGCAAAATCTCGACCTTTGGTCTGTGGCGTCGTGACTTGATTCCAGAGCGCGCCGCTATTGGTTTTGGTTGGTATTCGGTACCTTTCGGTTGGCGGGGGTTATGGGGGTCCATCCGTCATCGTCGATGGAACAGATATAGATGGGCCTGGGACCTTGCTTGGGGGGCTGGAGGAGTAATGGCGACCATGCTGCGGCGTATGGATGGTCAGGTCGATGTACTGTGTCATTCACTTGGCTCGCGTGTGGTGCTGGCGGCGCTGGCTCAGGAGAGTGGACTGCCAGTTCGTAATATTCTGTTTATGAATGGGGCTGAATTCGCTAAGCCTGCACGGATTGAAGCGATGACTAATAGCCATATTAGGTTCGTGAACCTTGTAGTTAAGGAAGATGATGTACTGTCCAAACTCGATACTCACTTTGCGCCGGTATCTGGTCAAGGTCCACCTATTGGTCTCGACGGCTTGGGTGGTGCAACACCTGAAAACTGGATTGACATCGCGCTTGACGATCCGGAGGTCCAAGTCTGGGGCGCAAGCCACGGTTGGCACCTGCAAGGTGATAATCCGAAGCAATATGCTGATCATTGGTTTACTTACAAACATAAGGGTAATCGTGGTCTGATCCGTGCAGCGTTAGATAGTGAGATTTTAAATCCACCCTAACTTTGAGAAGGTGAAACGATGAAAACCTTACTAACCACACTGGTTGCGGTGCTTCTCTTCGCCAGCCCGGCTCATGCGGTGAGTTTCTGGGTGGTTGACAGCAACTCCGATTACATCGAACTGACCGAAGGCGGCACGACGTTTCGTATCTATCTCGACACTTTGCGCCAGGGCAGTGATGCCTTGCGGGCCGCGGACTTGATCGAACGGGTTCAGACCTTCACACAGGTCCGCATGAACAAGGCCGGGATTGCCGATCTGGATGAACCCACCCGTATGGTCGATCCCGGTGGGTATGAGGGTGGGGGCTTTGGTGAAAAGTTCTTCTGGTGCGATGAGGACGGCACGCCCACGCCAGGAGATCAGGAGGTGACCACCCACGTCTGCGCACAGGGCTCGCTGGTCAGTGATGCTTTTTGGGATGAGGTGGGCCAGATGTTCGTGTTGACGATCCGCAACTCGCGGGATTGCTCGCAAGATGCTACTTTTGTGAGCTGTCAATAACGATGCCTAACTCCTGGATTACCAAGTCAGACTCTAACGAAATCCGCCTCGCGCACCCGCACAACCGCGACGGTATGGCCGATGGCGAGCGCGAGCGCAGCTACGACCTGATTAACGACCCGCGCTTTCAGGACGCGGACAAGACCAAGACTGCGTTGGTGCTCAAGACGCTGTTGCAGGAGGATCTCACGACCCGGACCCGCTTGCGTGACTTGCCTGACGACGAGCCGACCAAGACTGTCGATCCCGCGCCGCAGTTTGGCGAGCGGTTCTTCTGGGAGGGCCATGGGGCGAACCGCGTGGTGGTGTCCCGCTCGACGATTGTTAAGGACTGTGTTTGGCTGGTCGATCACTATCACTTCGAGTTGCGGCGGGCGCGGTAGCTATGGCACTCACGCTCAATAATTTCACCGGGTTTGAGACGCAGGGCACGGAGGAAGCAGCAAGTGTTGTAAGCAGTCCTGCGGTAGTAACAACTGATCCTCGCTTTGGTGCTGCGCATTTGGAACTGACTTCAAACTCTGACAGCTATCGACTGCCGTGGGTTATCGGTACTGATGCCGGGAATGATTACATTGTTGGCGTAGCAATAAAGGCCCCAGATAATACGTCGGGAGTAGGCCCATATGATCTGATAGTAGTTAGAGACAGCGGCCCTGCTACTGTTTTAAGTCTTGCATTCAAAACAGGTAACGAGATACTGGTCCGTGATGCAACAGGGGCGACAATTCGAACTATAGGCGCCGCACTTTCGACAACGGAATATAAATATTTCGAGATTTATTTTCAACATTCCGACCCTGGTACAATTGAGGTTTTCATTGATGACGACTCTCAGGGGGAAGATACGGGCCAGGATTTAACAAACGGAAATTCTTTAGATGATACGGGCCGTTTGTCTTTAGATGGTTCAGATAGCGCCACAATTCGATTCGACGATGTTTACATCCTCTCTGGTGCTACCTCTGCCTCCGACCGCCTTGGCAACTGGGCCGTAAAAACCAACCAGTCCACCGATGTAGGCGCGACCGACCAGGGCGACACACTGGCGGACGGCACCTGGGCGCTGGTGAGCGAAACACCGGGCAATAGCGGCACGTCAAATGATGCACAGTACCAGGACACGGGGAACCTGACGGGTAGTACGATCACGGACGGAGGCGATAGGCCAGGACCGTCAGGCGACAGCGATGTAACCGGCGCGACAATCGTGGGCGCAAAGTACATCTCCAACCTGATGCGCGGTGCGGGCGGCGGACGTGAACATAAAATTCTCTACGGCAACAGTGGCGACGGTGTAACGGCCACGGCCAATCTGGGGTTGACCACAGATTTTATCATCTATGAAGTGCTGTCGGAATCGGCTTCCATCGTACCTACCGAATCCGAATTTATGCAAATGGGCTTTAGCAAGGACCTCACCGGAGGCCAGGACGTATTTTGCGGCGATCAGTGGGCCATGCTGGGGTATGTGCCGGCATCAGGGATCACTATGCCGATTTTCGACCACCATTACCGAGCCATGAGGGCTAGATAGATGCTTTATTTGAAGCAATCAACTGCCAGCCAAGCTGTCCTGATAGGACCATTCATCGACGATACGGATGGCAAGACAGCCGAAACGGGCCTAACCATTGCAAACACGGACATTCGCCTGTCTGCCAACGGTGGCAATATGTTCCCCAAGACTTCCGGAGGCGGTACACACGACGAGGCCGGTTGGTACACCATTACCCTGGATGCGACCGACACGGCCACCGTGGGACGTTTGCAGATCAGCACGGATGTGACGGGTGCCCTACCAACATGGTCAGAATTTCAGGTAGTCGAACAAGACACGTATGAATTTCTCTATGCTGATGGCGCTACACCGGACGCGGACATTGCGGCCATTTTGTCAGACACCACGGTGCTGGTTGATACCCGAATTCCCGATACGATCTCACTGGCCAACATTCTTGCAGAGGTCAATACTGCACTGGATACCGCAATCAGTGAATTGAGTCAGGGTATTCCAACTGCCACGCCGTCTGTTCGAACTGGAATTATGCTGATGTATATGGCTCTGCGGAACAAGCTGGATGTGGCTACGGTAGCGACCGACACGCTGGAGATACACAGTGATGACGGAACTAGGATTGCACAGAAGCTGTTGACCGATGATGGCTCGGACTATTCCGAGGCCAAGATGATCTCGGGGGCATAGCATGGCCCTGGACAGCAAAGAGAAACGCGCGGGCGTGATCGGCGTTGGCCGGCCGTGGATGCGGGACAAGTTCCCGGTCGCAACCCCTGACGAGCAGTGGCGGGCCACCACGGGCCTGACCTACGGCGGTAATGCACTGACGCCAGCCGTGGGGCGCGTCATGTCCAGTCTGGCGGGTCATGGGGGCTTGGCAGGCCATGGCGGCATTGCTGGGCCTGGCGGAGGGCTGGCTGGATGAGTCTTGACCGGGTAAAGGGAGACACGTTCACCTTTCGGTTCACCACGCGCGCTTTCGCAACGGGGATGCCGACAGTGTTGGCTGGCAGTCCCGTGCTGTCAGCGATGGAGGACGCGGTCGACACGCCGTTCACCACGGGCGTCAGCTTCACCGCGAGTTCGGTGGCGGGTTTGAATCTTTGCACGATTGACAGCAGCCAGGCGGATTTCGAGGCCGGCAAGGAATATGACGTTTACCTTTCCGCCGGTACGGTCGATAGCGTCTCGGTTATTGGGGAAGTGGTGGGGCATTTCTCACTATCTCGTGAAGCCGCCGCAGTAGACCTGGCCAATGGTACTGATGGCCTTAGCGCGCTGAAAACTATCGTGGACGCGATCCAGACCGTAACAAATAAGTTTGCCTTTACGGTAGCGAACCAAGTTGATTGCAACCTTTTAAGGTGGATTGGCGTAGCTCCAGCAGCCTTGGTCACTCAAAAAGTCCAGACGGATGTAGCAGCCATTTCGGGGGATATCAATGCGGCGAATGTTCTAGGAGATTGGCTGAACCGGGGCAAAATATCCACGGCGGATGCTGGGGGATCAACTACTACCTTAGTAGATACGGCGCTTGGTGCAGGAGTGGATGATAAGTGGAATGGTATGCTACTGCTGTTTACCAGTGGAAGCAATCTTAACTATACAGCCATTACCACCGATTATGATAGTGCTTCGGCCACTCTTACCTTCACGCCCGCTGTGCCGTTTGCTGTGACGGGGGGGACATACGTTCTCGTTCCAGGGTTGAGTTGGTCTGATCTTCAGGCCGCGCTTGGTGACGTGCAGAGTGTGACCGACCTCAAGGACTTCGCCGACGCCGGATATGACCCAGGGAGCAATAAGATAACGGGATGTACCCTTACGGATACTGTTACTACAGTCACCAATCAACTCTCAGCGGCGACTATCGGAAACCAAGTGTGGGACACGGATGCAACAGGTCGCCAGTCTGCCGGCACATTTGGTCAAGCGATTGGAGACCCAGGCGCGAACGCGGAAACGATGTACGATGCTGTTGTGACCGATGCCGCCGGAACCAATATCGCGGCGGATATCATCGTGATCGAGGGTCAAACCGATGATATAGGTGTCGCGGGCGCTGGCTTGACAGACCTCGGCGGAATGTCTGACGGGATGAAGGCCGAGGTAGAGAGTGAGGCCAATGATGCCTTGGTTGCTCAGAAGCTCGACCACCTTGTCGCTGTTGCGGAAAATGATGATCCCGTAGACGACAGTATCTTTGCCAAGATCGCCGATGCAGGAACGGGAACATCCGATTGGTCGGCGTTTATACCTGCCGAGGACAGCTTACGTGCCATTAGCGAGCAAGTAAGGAACGTCGGTTCTGGTGCTGCCGGTGCTGTCAACATCGAGGCCATTGAAGACAACTCTGGCGGTGCCATTATTGACGGCGTGGTTAAGGTTGGCACAATCACAGGGGATTTCAATAATCTCGACGCAGAGGACGGCTCTATTGTCTCAATTCTCCACGATAACGATGTCATTGATTATGTCGTTGGTTATCAAGTCGGGGGCAGCAGAACGGCGACGTTCGCTTCTGTTACAGTGAACGTAAATGGCAATAATGATGAAATCGCAGTCAAGGCTTTCGATCATGTATCAACTTGGGACGTTATTGGTATTGTTGATGGAAGCGGCGGTTCGACTTATCAAAATGAGAATTTCCCGCTCTTGGTTAAACACACTGGCACCGGTGCTGAACTAGGCAAGGTTTACATTCGTTATGCTACAGATACGACTACGCCAGCGCTCCTAGAAATTGACAAGGGCCTGGTGCTTGCCACTAACATTGGACAATCTTCCGGCTATGCCAACGGCCAGATATGGGTAGATACTGTTTCTGGTGTCGCCGGGACAGAGGCTTATGTCAATGGAACGGCGGATAATCCTGTACGGACCTGGGCGGACGCTCTGACCCTTTCGGCTGCTGTAGGTCTTACGGATTTCCACATCATCAACGGATCGACAATTCAACTGTCCGCCAACAGCGATAATCATTCTCTGTTTGGTGATAATTGGATATTAGATTTGAACACCCAATCGGTGGATGGCGCGCATTTTGCCGGTGCCATTGTGAGTGGCACATTTACAGGGACACCTGAATTTTCTCATTGCGAGATTAACGCCCTTACCGGCCCATCGGCACATCTTGATGATTGCGCGCTGAATAATACGATCACGGCGAACGCCGTGGGTGATTGGGTATTTCATGATTCCAAATCGAATATCGCTGGGCCAACCACGCCGATATTTGATTTTGGCACCGATGTTGGCGTATCGTCGAATGTGATTTTCGCAGATCATCAGAACGGGATTGAATTTAGAAATTACAACAATTCAGGGACTGATCTTTTAAGTCTTTCTGGAGTAGGGCAGGTAATCTATGCGGCTTCGAGCAGTGGATCGGTTCAGCAACGGGGTGACTGGAAGGTTACCAACACTGGCGGCGTGACGATTGTCGAGGACGATAACACGGCCAATCTGGCGGCGGTGTTGGTTGACACCATCGAGATTGGAACAGCCGGTGCCGGTCTGACTGATCTTGGCGGCATGTCAGACGGCATGAAAGCGGAAGTCGAATCGGAAGCCAATGACGCGCTGGTCGCTCAGAAGCTCGATCACCTGGTTGCGGCGGCAGACGGCGACGACCCGGTTAATGGTTCGATCATGTCACACATTGTCTCGGTGACCGAGGACTGGAGCACGTTTGTTCCGAGCACTGATTCCTTGCAGGCCTTGAGGGACCGTGGCGATGCGGCTTGGATTACGGCAACTGGCTTCTCAACACATAATGCCGCGGCTGTTTGGTCGGTTGCTACGCGAGCCTTGACCGACAAGGTGGGATTCTCACTCTCGACGGCCGGCATTTTGGCAATTTGGCACCAGGCCGTAAGTGCCATCGTGACTGCGGGAACCATCGGGAAACTACTCATAGACGAAATCACCTCCGCTCGCATGGCGACGCTGACAGACTGGATCAACGGTGGAAGGCTAGATACTATCCTCGATGCTCGCATGGCCGAAGCCTCGATCAGCACGACGGGGGGTGCTGTCGATACGGTAACCAGTGTGACCAACGATGTTGGTATTACGGCCGCAGCAGTAGACGATATCTGGGATGAGGTACTTTCCATGGCGGCCCACAACGGCGCACAATCCGCTGGTAAGCGTTTGCGGCAAATCAGTACGTCCATCACGATAGATGGCACGGTCAACGATGCTTCGGCCTCGACGACGGCATTCGATACGGATTTGACGGGCGCCGACGATTTTTGGAATGACGCTTTAATAATCTTTACTTCCGGGGCGCTTGCAGGTCAATCCAGGCCAATACTCACTTATGTAAATGCCAGCGGCCGGATAACGGTTGATGAGGCGTTGACGTCGGCCCCGGCGAATGGTGTAGAGTTTGTTATCGAGTCTACCCATATTCATCCAATCGCGCAAATCACTGCCGGTGTTTTGGCGGGTAGTCTGTCGAGCGAGACGACAGCCGGGACGCTTAGTAAGGCAATCTCGGATATTGAAACCGACACAGCGGAGATTGGCACGGCGGGGGCGGGTCTGAGCAACATTGACCTCCCCGATCAAACGATGGACATAACCGGCAGTCTTTCCGGATCGGTCGGTAGTGTGACGGGAGCAGTAGGTTCGGTGGCGGGCAATGTCGATGGCAACGTGACGGGCTCTGTCGGATCGTTGGCGGCGCAAGCCAAAGCTGATGTCCAGGCCGAAGTTGATACATCCTTGGCAAGCTATGACGGTCCGACTAATGCCGAGATGGAAGCCCGCACCCTCGACGCTGGCCCGCTTGCCCAGCTTAGCCAGAATCTTGACAACTGTTTAACGGGCACCGCGTCCGGCACGCCGACGACCACCACCATGGTTTCGGATATTGGGGTGACGGTGGACGATCAATTCAACGGTCGTATCATCACCTTCGATGACGATACGACGACAGCGGCGCTCCGGGAGCAGTCCACGGACATAACCGGGTGTACGGCATCCAGTAACACCCTGACCTTTACCGCGCTGACCACCGCTCCGGTTAGTGGTGACACGTTTGTAATTACCTGATGGCAATTTCCGCAGCACGTGTTACTCGGTTAGGTATGAGTGGGTACATGACCAAGCCTTACGGTAGTTTTGCGGGGAAGACACCCACCGTTCCACCGCTAGCTGTTGTGCAACGTATCCGTGGCTTTACACGTAATATCGGAAGACTTATGAACCCATGATGGGAGACTAACATGGCTACACTCTTTTTCACAGTGTTTTTGGGAGCAGTTGAGACTGCTAGTGGTGATCCAATCCAGGAGGATAAGGTTACTATTGGAGCGGGTTCACTTCAGTCGACTGTTATAGATGGAACTGGTAGGAAACGTCGACGTGTACGGGTCTTTGCTGATACGAACTGTTTTGCGACGTGGGGGGAGAGCCCGACTGCAAAGGACGATGGCACTGCCGGACGCGCATTGGAAGCTGGTTCTGCTGAATACTTTGATATTGAGGCAGGTCACAAGATTGCTGTCATTGAGCGTACCTAATTGGTTAATATGGAGGAACATGTAAAATGGTAGGATCTGTCGGAATGGTTAGGGGTCTTTCTCGTCCTGGTTCATTGGTAATCCAGGAGGCACTCAATCTCCTTTCAGCTTTAGGTGGTGATAGTGAGGGAACTACTACAAAGCTGCTAATGGAGATGAGAGGTGTTCAAGATAACAACTTGATTGTGTTAGCAAATGCTAAAACAGCAGTAGTAGAAGCTAACAAACGTGAAGCTGAGGTTGTCGAGGAGGAAGCCGAGCTGGTACGAAATCTTAGGGAGGCAGAAGAGTTATATGCTGGCCGTCTCTCAGATATTGTCAATAGTGAGGAGGGACTTCAACGTAGGGTGGAGGAAGTTGATGCTCGGGTAAGTGAGGAGAATAATAGTATCAGGGAACGTGAAGGTGAATTGGATCGTAAGCTGGGGGAGTATCGAGAATCTCTTCGTACGAGTAAAGAGGAACTTGTAAGAAGGGAGAATATACTCAAAGAAGATAGGGATGCTTTAAAAGAACTTGAATCTTCCCTCAAGAATCGTGAGGAAGATATCAAAAGTGTTGAAATAACACTGGATGATCTTCAGGTCTCACTGGATGAACGCAAGTTGGAGCTCGATAAGAGAGACGCGCGTGTGCTTGCTGCTATGGAAGGTAGGGTTGTTGTCGAGGGAAGATAAGCTCCCTATCACGATCTCTCGACCAACTTGGTTGGGGAAGGTCACAGGTAGGTCTGTTTCAGAAGTAGAGCTTAAGGATGCAAAGGAGCATATTGAGGCAGATCCTGACTATGCTCGTAATGGTTGGACACCGGAGACTCTCGCTATTTATTTCAAGGAGCGTCGTGAGGCGCAGTCAAATACTGTGTTACACCGACAGAAGGTAAAACCAACTCGTACACGAGGATGGCATAATGCTCATAAATGGAGAAGGTAAAGAGATAGAGTTCGCGATATGGTATGATGCTAATGAACATTTAGACCCAATAAACTCATGTGGTGAATCAATCAAAGATGCGTTGGGTGCTATATGTGTCAAGAATAAAATTGGTCACGGTAAGATTAGTTATGAGATTTTAAAGCCTGGAGATGATCGTGTACCATCTGTTCCGCTTTGGTTAGAGACTACCAATGGTGCTATCCCTAGATTACTGGTGGCTACTACTGAGACGTCAAATTGTCTTTATCAGGGACCGATAGGTATTATTGGAGATTTAGACAAGAAGGATATAGCTCGGTTGAGGGTGATAGTACAACGAGTACATCAGAAATTTCATCCTAAAACTACCCCTCTAACCGATCCAGAATGTGATAAGATTATTGACCAACAAGGTATGGATGTTGTAATGGATCAACTTAGGTCCAGTACTGTTAATTAGGGTTGAGTAGTTAGCAGCCGAACTGAAAGGATAAAATATCATGGGACACGCTAAGGACATGGTCCCGGCATTGATGATGCCTGGAGAGTTTGCCGTCCCGCCGGACCGGCTGACGCCTGAAACGCTTGCGGCCATCAAGTCTGATTTGAAAGCCAACGGTATTGCCTTCGATGACCACATCGTCGGCAGTCCGTCGGTCCCCATCGATCCCGACTCCGGCCTGCCGATGTTCAATGGTGGTGCCGGTGGCGGTGCCGGTAGCGGTCTCGGTGGTGGTAGTAGAGGTGGTCGGGACCGTGGCGGACGCGCTGGTGGTGTTGGTACCGCGAATGTAGGTGGTGGTTTCAGTAGCACTTCCGCGAACAAGGCTCGAGCAGAGAGATCACAGAGCCCATCGAAAGCACTTGGCCTAGATCCTATTTCAGCGGCTGCTATTCCTGGTATCGGGGCAGCTGATCTCGCACATAGTCTTGCTAAGGCAATTGGGCCAGCAATTCAAGGAGCCTTCGAAAGTGTCTTCGGGGTAAAAGGAACTGCTCCTGCTATTGATACAAGTTTCACCGATGTCCCTGGTGTTGATGACAGGCCTGATCGCCGCCGTGTGAGAAGTTCAATTCTCCTTGCGGACGCACTTGGGAAGATTACACCTATAACAGCCAATGCAGAGAATGTTGTAAATACCCCTACTTCAGCAGACAAAGCTGCTGAACGAGTACGTTTAGCAGCGAAAAAGAGAAGAGGCAGACGTGCATCGATCTTAGCTAATATTAGTGAAGAGGAGGCTCAGTTGACTAATATTAGTCGTCCAGGAGCTGGTTCGCTGACCTTTGGTGGTTAGAATAATGGCTAGTAATTTGGTAAGAGCGAAACGCCGTATAGAGCGTTGGAGGAGTTTTAAGACCAATAAAGGTCAGTGGTTGTCACACTGGGAGGACCTTGCACGTCTTATGTTGCCAAGACGTATGGGATTTATTACTCAGATGACAGAGGGTGAGCGTCGTACTGAAGAGATTTATGACTCTACTGCTATGCGTGCTGCTCGAGGTCTAGCCAATGCTGTGGGTCAACTACTTCGGCCTGAGGGAGAAAAGTTTTTCTTTATCCGAGCTGAGGATGACGGATTGAACCAATCTGATGAGGTCCAAGATTGGTTAAAAAGATCTGAGGACCGTCTTCATAATTCAATTTTCAATCCCAAAGCTAGATTTAGACAAGCCACTGGTGAAGCCGATATGGACTTGGTAGTTTTCGGTACAGCTGTTAATTTTGTAGGGCTATCACGTAAGGCACGACGTCTAAAGTTTCTTACCATAGACCTCAAGGATGTTGACATAGTTCTTGATGAAGAAGGTAATCCAGACACGGTTTTTCAACATCGACGTTTTACCTTGAGACAAGCAGGGCAGAGATTTACTAAAGAGAGATTGAGTGAGGATCTTAGAAGACGTCTTGAAGATCAGAGTGATGCTAATCTCGATACGAAATATGACTTCTTACGTGTCGTAGAGCCGCGTGCAAATGGTAAGGTCGACGCTGCCTTGGCGCGAAACATGCCATTTACAAATGATTGGATAGAGATCGATTCAGCGCATGAAGTAAGTGAAGGGGGTTTTAGAGAATTCCCGTTTGTAATCCCTCGTTGGGACACTTCTTCTGGAGAAGTCTATGGTCGTAGTCCTGGTATGATAGCTCTACCAGATAGTGAGACGTCTAATGCTATGTCTGAGACTATTTTAGTAGCAGGACAAAAGGCTGCTGACCCACCATTTTTTGCACCGAATGATAGTTCATTTGATGCCATAAATTCATTTTCTGGTGGAATATCCTATTATGATGTGGATACTGCAGTACAACTTCGTGGTAATCCCTTTTTCTCTATGAAAAATGATTATAACTTACCAATTACAAGAGATATGCAGTTTGATACTCGTCAACAGATAGAAGCAGCATTTTTTAAGAACGTATTTAATCTACCTATACGTGGGCCAGAAATGACAGCTACTGAGGTGATTACTCGTAAGGAAGAGTTTATTCGGGAGATGGGTGCTACATTTGGTAGGCTCGAGAGTGATTATTTAGCTCCTCAAGTTGAGAAATCTTTTAGTCTATTACTTAGGGCTGGGGAATTTGACCCCATCCCAGAAATACTGTTAGAACGCGACGTGCGTTTTGAATATACGTCACCAATTAAGAGGATTCGTGAGCAGGCTGAAGCGGCTGCTACCAGGTTGTGGGTACAGGAGTTAATAGAGCTAGAACCTATCAAACCAGAAATCATGGATAACGCGAACTTAGACGAAGTTGCTCGTCACGCGGCTCGTGCTCTAGACCTACCAACAGGTGTGGTTACGTCACAAGATGATGTAGTAGAAATAAGAACCCAACGTGCAGAAGCAGAGAGTGATGCTCTTGAACGAGAAAGGGTTGCTCAAGAAGCAGGGATCGCGGCTACTGGTGGTAAGGCAGTTAAGGATATAAGTCAGGCTTTGGAGGGGGTTTCCCCTGAAGCTTTGCAGGAGATAGTTTAAGGAGAAAAAACATGGCGGCAGATGAACAATTCTGGATTAATCGAGCGCAAACAGCAGAGGCTAAGTTGGCTACACTCAAGGAGAACCTTGAACCAGCACTGGAACGGGTGAAGAAATTCAAGGCAAACTTTGGTATTCGTGAAAAGTCTGACGGCTCTATTGATATTGACTTTGAGAAAATGGTTGATAAATTAGGCCCAGAGGCCAGTTTGGAATTGAGATCCGTTATTAATGATAAGTATACAATTCGCCCTCGGCGTCACTTGAATCCGCAGATACACATGAATGCTTCTTAGTAAGATGGACGAATATCTAGAGCTTCTAGCTGATCTTTCTGTTCCAGAGGACTATGATAGTGTGGATCGATACAACGATTTCCGAAAGGTCTTTTTAGAGACTGATCCAGGTCGTAGAGTGCTTAAACAGATATTAGGATGGGGTAGTTTGCTTAAAGTTCATCCTATGAGATCCCCAATCGATCCATATATGACAGAACGATTAGAAGGACAACGCAATCTCTCGTTAAAGATATTTGCCATTATGTTGGTCAAACCTAAGAAAAAACCAGATAGGCAGGCTACAGTATCGAAGGAGGAATGAACAGTTATGGCGAAGAAAACAAAGAAGTCTAAATCAGTTGTAGCAGACGTATCTTCGGACACGGACTTCCATGCCGAGAATGATATGCGTACTCTTATCGACGCTGAGAAGATCAAAAAAGATAAAGGGCGTATGTCTGCTGCTCTGAAAAAAGGTAAGGAGCAGCGTGTTGCTCTTGAGAGTGTAATAGACAAGAAAAAGGAGACTTAATATCATGGCTGATGTTGGAAGTGCTGCTGCAGCTACTATAGAAGATCTTGACCTTCTCTCTACTTTGGACGTTGGAGAGGGTGAAGAGAAGGGTGAAGAGAAGGGTGAAGAGAAAGGTGAAGAGAAAGGTGAAGAGAAGGGTGAAGAGAAGGGTGAAGAGAAGGGTGAAGAGGATCCTAAGTGGTTTGAAGAGGGCATCGAAGATCTGAACCTTAGAAAATTTGCCAGTGGATTTGAGACCCAAGACGCTCTTATGGAGACTATGAGTGGATTGCAAAAGGCTCTTGGTGTAGAATCTGTTAAGGACTGGCGAAAAGATATAGAAGATGAACAGTTAAAAGAGCATGCTTATCGCTTTACCTCACCGGCTGACGTTGTAAAACATCATCTTGAGCTACGTCAGATACTGAGTTCAGCATTGATCCCTCCTAGTAAGAGTACTAGTAAGGAAGACAAGGAAGTCTTTGCATCCAGATTGTCTAAAATGCTTGGCGTTCCAGAAACGTCAGAGGGTTACGAATTTCCAGCCCCAGCGAAAGGTGTAGAACTTACGGATGAAGATAAGAAGTCTCGTGCGGATTTGGCTAGTTTCTTTCATCAGATACATCTACCTAAGCCTATGGCAGATGCTATTCTTAATCGGGGTGTTGAGGAAGCTGTAGCCGCTAAGATAGCTGACAAGGAAGCTGACGACCGTTTCGCTGAAAAGTCTACAGCGCAACTTGAAGTTGAATGGGGTGATGATTATGATGTTAATCGCACAGTTGCGGTCAGAGCCGGTAGAGAACTTTTTGGGGATGAATTTGATGATGTCATGCGGGCGAAATTGTCCGATGACCGTCTTCTTATGGATAGTACATTCATGTTGCGCGCTCTTGCGCGGGTTGGTCGCGAGATGAGTGAAGGTAGTATGGATGTTATGACCGAAAATGAGCGTGACACTATTGACGATCAGGTCAAGGATGTGCGGCAACGCGCTGCTGATGCTAAAGATGAAGGTAACACACGATTGGCTAATAAGCTATTCAAAGAGGAGCAGGAACTTCTCACTAGGGTCGTTGGTAAAAAGCCAATTGTTGGTAGTGGTGCCCGTACCGTTTAGTATGACCAATCATCTACCTCCAAGGCCCGCAGGTAGCGGAGACTAAATTAACGGGGTTTTTACCCTTGAAGGGTCAAATCCTCCCCTGCAGGCCTTGGAGGCGGTCCTAAAATACTATCTAAGCTATTTATTAGGTCTTTTCGGTGGCTCCTTACATTATCTATGTAACCCCACTTAAGATCACCGAGGACTCAGACAGCCCACTGATGCGCTAACCACGTTCCAGCATTGCTGGCCCCCGTGGCTGAGTATTAAGTGCTCCCTGAGTAGAGGTCTTCGCTCTTGCACAATCGCAATAACAGGAGCGAAAAAATGAGTACGTCTATCGATCAGGCATTTATCACCTCTTTCGAGGCGAAAGTGCATGAAGTGTTTCAGCGGAAGGGAGCCTATCTCAAGGATGCCGTCCGTCTGAAAACCGATGTGGTTGGTGCCACTGCCGTCTTCCAGAAAGTCGGTAAGGGTACTGCTACGACAAAGTCTCGGCATGGTACAATCGTGCCGATGAACCAAGAGCATACAGCACCGTCTGTTACTCTGCAAGACTTCTATGCAGGTGACTGGGTGGACAAGCTCGATGAAGCGAAGATTAACATCAATGATCGTGATGTGATCGCTTCAGGCGGTGCTCAGGCATTGGGTAGGAAGGTTGATGACCAGATTACTACGGTTCTCGATACTACTACCCAGGCCGCAGTCACCCTAACCCTTTCCAACAAAGGTAATGTCCTTGCCTCACTGTTGGAGTTGGTCGAAGCGGTGTGGGCGAATGACGTGCCAAATGATGGGGAGAACTTCGCTGTTATGACACCTCGTCTTTGGTCTCAGGCCATGACGCTCGATCAGTTCAACCGGGCGGAGTACGTAGGAGCTGATGGGATGGTCTTCAAGCAGGGACCTAAAATCGGTGTTGCTGCGTGGAAGAACTGGATGAACATCAAGTGGAAGATGCAGACTGGGCTTCCTGGAGCTGCTACGGCTTCAGGCAAGTCTTGGGTCTGGAACATGATGGCTATCGGCTACGCTATCGCGAAGTCGGCAGGTAATGTTGCTGGACGTGAGTCTGTTTCAGCGGACATCACTTGGCACGGTGATCGTGCAGCTCACTTCGTCAACAACATGATGAGTGGTAATGCTGTCATGATCGACGATACGGGTGTCATTGAAGCAAACTTCAATGATACAACCGCAATCGTTACGTCGTAGAGGAGGGATAGAAAATGGCATACGTACCAGGAAATCTAGCTCTCCTTAACTCGGTCAATGGTTTTGAGTTGTATCGGTATGATTCGACTGATGGCATTACGACCGTGGATACGGCGGGCTACTTCAACAACGTTGACGACTCGCTTCTGCTGCGTGCCGGTGCCTTGATCCATGTGATCACGTGGGTTGGGGCGGTACGTACAGGGACTATTGGTGATGTGTCCCTTGTGATCGTCACAACCGTTGACAGTGAAGGTGTTGTCAACGTTTCGTCGGACATCTTCGAAAAGGGCATTTACTCAAGCGCCGATTAGATGTCTCGAACTTCAAAGGGTGGGGGCCTTGCGTCCCCACCTTACTCTTTATCTCATTCTGGACCTGTACTGGTATGTGGTAATGCTTACAATCTACACGACGACCTCGAACGCGCCCGGCAGTTATATCCAAACGCACCTGTGATTGCCGTTAACGGTGCGACGGGAGAATTGCAGGCCTTTGCGTTGTATTCTAAACATCCAGAGAAGATGCCACAATGGATTAAACGGCAACGGCAGTTTGGTAATGACTTCACGGTTCATGGCTCGAAATACAATCCCGACTGTCCTTGGGTGAATCATTGGTGGGAAGATGCCAGAGGTGGTGGTGGTTCGGCCTGGGGTGCACGTAAATTAGCAACCCTAATGGGTTTCTATCCGGTGATCCTTTGTGGTGCACCTCTTGATCCTGGGGGCTATGTGTCAAGCCCCATTGCTAAACTGATGCGACGTGAGGATGTGATTGACAATTTCAGACGGGAGATTGAGAGTGATGTTGAATGGCATGAGGGTGTGATGAGTATGTCGGGTTGGACACGAGAATTTTTAGGAGAGCCAAAATGAAATATATACTGGTTACTATGCTGGCGCAGATTGCCGATGATGAACCCGCACCAAAAGTTCCTGATGATTGGCCAGATAAGTCATATTGGACTGCTGACTTTTTCAATAATTCTGAGTTAGTAAATAATGTCATGAAAGACGCTCAAGTGGCTATGGGTCGAAAAATCACGCAGGATGGTATGCCGGGATGCTAACAGTTGCCTGTGTATTATCCGAAGGTCCAAAGCGTGTCTACAATATAGAGCACGTTCGCCGCTTGCAAGATATGGTAACACAATATCTCAAAAGGCGTTATCATTTTGTTTGTATTACTGATTCCCCATATCCTGGTTGGTGGGCTAAAGTCAGCCTATTCGAGCCAGGGCGTTTTAAAGGCCGTGTACTTTACCTCGATTTAGACGTAACCATTGTTGGTTTTCTGAATGATTTAGCACTTTACCCTGCACCCTTTGTAGCTATCAAGGACTGGCTACGACCAACCATCAATTCCTCCGTTATGGCTTGGGATGCCGGTAAGATGGATCATCTGTTTACCAAGTTTGATAAATCCGTCATGGACCGGCTCAAGGGTGATCAGGATTGGATCACTGGGCAGATGCCTAAAGCTGAGACGTTTCCGCGAGATTGGTGTGTATCGTATCGAAAGTCTGTGAAGATGTTTGGTGTGGTACCACCTAATGCTAAAATAGTTGTATTTCACGGGTTTCCTAAACCTTGGGAGGTTCCTGCAGTTGTTTGATATAGTTTTAATCAATCCAGGTGCCACGCAAGCTATTTATCAGGGTCTTTCAGATGAATTTACTGCTATTGAGCCTCCAACCTGGGCTCGTATGATTGCTGGCTGGCTCAGAGATCGTGATTACAAGGTTGCGATCATTGACCAAGAAGCGGAAGCACTTGGTACAGACGATATCTTGACAAGACTTGAGAAAATGGGTAATCCACTTGTCGCTATTATCGTATCTGGACACCAACCATCTGCGTCGACACAACAGATGGTGGGGGCACATACTGTTGCTAATGCTATTGGAACACAATGTACTACTATAATGGTAGGTAATCATCCGTCGGCCTTACCAGAGCGTACATTAGAGGAAGAACCAGTTGAGTTTGTATGTGATGGTGAAGGTCCTATAACCATTGCTGCAATTTTGGACGGTGTATCTATTGTAGACGTACCTGGTCTTGTTTGGGCAGTTGATCCAAAACTTGATCGTGTTTGCAACCCCCGTGCTCCGCTCATTCCAATGGATGAGCTCTATGGCGATGTATGGGATCTTCTGCCAATGGATCGCTACCGTGCTCATAATTGGCAGTGCTTTGATGGTAGCCCACGTCAACCCTACGCTTCGATCTACACCTCACTTGGTTGTCCGTTTAAGTGTTCGTTTTGTATGATCAATATATTTCAGCATACTAATCGTTATCGTATGCGAGAGCCGAAAAGTGTGGTTGCGGAAATCGAGATGCTTTACACTGATCATGGTGTACAAACTCTCAAAATTGCCGATGAGATGTTTGTCCTGAACGACCAGCATGTGACGGAAATTTGTGAAGGGTTAGCAAAGAAACCGTTCGTTGATGAACTTAACATCTGGGCCTACGCTCGGATCGATACGGTAAAGTCCTACCAGCCGAGATTGCTGCGCCGTGCTGGCATTCGCTGGTTGGCATTAGGTATTGAGAGTGCTAGTTCACATGTTCGGAATGGTATCTACAAATCGTTCACCCAAGATGATATTTTTGCGGTTGTTAGAATGATTCAGGAGGCAGGTATCAACGTGATTGGCAATTTTATCTTTGGATTGCCGGATGATACATTAGAATCCATGCGTGAGACCCTGGATATGGCGGAGGAGCTAAACTGTGAGTTTGCGAATTTCTATGTGGCTCAAGGATATCCAGGTAGCAAATTATTTACAGAAACACCAGTTAAGGATTTGCCAGATAGTTGGGTAGGATATTCACAACACGCCCATGAAACGTGCCCTCTACCAACAGCTACATTATCGAGTGCAGAGGTACTGAGTTTTAGAGATTGGGCGTTTCAACATTATTTTACTGGTGAACAGTATCTCGATATGATTAATAAAAAATTTGGTACTAATGTTGTAGAAGAAATCAAGCGTATGACATCTGTTAAGATGTCGCGAAAACTATTGGAAGTAACATGATGGAAATAGTAATTGACTTTCCACCGATCTATGACGAGATAAAGTCTGTATTCCCAATGGCTGGTCGCGGTGTTATTTATGCTTGGGGCAACAAGATCTATAATCCATCTAATGTGTATATTCCACTACAACTTATTGCTCATGAGCGGACGCACGGGCGAAGGCAAGGTAATGACGTGGATGGTTGGTGGCGTCGTTATTTAGATGAGAAGAAATTTAGGTTGGTTGAGGAGATATTAGCCCATGCTACCGAGATGGAGTGTTTGTTAGGTCCAAACCCGAATAGGCAGATGAGACGACAAGTTATTAAATCTACTGCAAAACGTCTTTCAAATCCACTTTATCGTTATGGTATTTCACGAGTACAAGCACAAGTTCTGTTAAAAAAGAAACTCGCAGCATGAACGGAAGGACGATGATATGGCAGTCACCTTTACGATGACTTGGGCCGATGGCTTGGATTCCAACGTCAATATAGGTTTTGTTCTAACCGATGACCGAGGACGTATTACACCATGGATAGTACCAACCGATTCGATTGGTAACTGTCCAGATCACGCAGCGCGGGCCGTAGCTGACGAACTTCATAATCAGAGTGGTGCAGCTTCAGGAACGGTTACGGTCACTATCTCATGAGGCGCGTTTACGCCCCTTATGGGTTTAACTGGCGGGGGATCGAGAATAATTCTGTTGCTCGATGTACCAAGTGCAATCTTGAGTACGAGACTCGCCACGCTATCCGCAAGGAGGGTGATGAACTCGTGCAGTATTTTTCCCATCTTTGTCCTGGGTGCGATAACCTAGATCATATATTTGGTGTTAGTTCCCCACCAGAAAAGATGACCCTTCATGGATGATCTTATGACTCCTGATGACTTGATCGTCTTCGAGGAGGAGATTGCTGCTGAGTTCAACGCTGGTAAGATTCCCTATCCGGTCCATTTGAGCGATGGCAATGAAGCGCAGCTAATCGAAATCTTCAGGGATGTGCGACCTCAGGACTGGGTTTTCACGACTTGGCGGTCGCATTACCACGCGCTGCTCAAAGGTGTTTCATGTGAAACATTGCGAGCCGCTATCTTCCGTGGTGAATCCATGCGGCTCCGGTTTCCCGACCATCGTGTCTACGGCTCGTCGATTGTTGGTGGAACAATTTCGCACGCTCTAGGAGTCTCATTGGCAATTAAGCGTAGAGGCGTTAACGAAAAAGTTTGGGCCTTCGTTGGTGACATGGCTGCCCATAGTGGTGTCTTTTATGAATGTCGTCACTACGCTGCGGCTCATGATTTACCACTTGAGTTAGTAATCGAAGACAACAGGGCGAGCGTTTGTACTCCAACCTACGATGTTTGGGGCACCTCGCCACCACTACCATGGATGTGGGTGAGGAAATATGAATATCAGTCCAAATATCCCCATGCCGGAGCCGGGAAGCGTGTGCAGTTCTGACTACCGGGCCGCGCTTTCGCAGGCTATGGAGGAAATGGCCTGTGATCCCCGCGTGGTGTTCCTGGGTCAAGGGGTACGCGATCCGGGTACGTTCATGTCTACGACCTTGCAGGACGTACCACTGGATAAGCGTATTGAGATGCCGGTTATGGAGGAAACTCAGCTCGGGATGTCGATCGGTATGACGCTGGCTGGTATGGTACCCGTTTCGATCTTCCCACGGTGGAACTTCCTCCTACTCGCTGCGAACCAGTTGGTAAACCATCTGGACAAGATGCAGGTCCGTGTGATCGTGCGGGTGGGGATTGGTAGTTCCAAACCACTCGATCCGGGGGTTCAACATACGTCCGATTTCACCGAGGCCTTTCGCCTCATGATGCCTAATACATACATTAGGAGATTGAACAATGCGAGCGATGTCATTACAGAATATCGACAGGCGCTTGAGCGAAAAGGCCCCAGTATCCTCGTCGAAATCGCAGACCTCTATGCAGGTTAAGCTCCACGAGCCCACATTTGGTGAGGATGAGATCGCCGCCGCTGTCGCGGTAATGCGCTCTACTATGGTGACCTCGGGTGCTAAGGTACGGGAGTTTGAATCCCACTTCGGTCCGAACGCGGTCATGTGCAACTCGGGTTCGTCAGCCAATCTGCTAGCTATCGCGGCCTTGTGCAATCCGATGACGCCGACCCACCTGGAACCGGGTGACGAGGTGATCGTCTCGGCGCTGTCATGGTCGACTACCGTCTGGCCGTTGGTGCAGCATGGGCTGGTGCCGAAGATCGTCGACATCGATCCCTGGACACTCAACATCGATGGGGCAGAAGTCGAGCGAGCTATCGCGCGCAAAACCAGAGCCATCATGCCAGTCCACGTCTACGGCAATCCATGTGACTTGCAGGAGATCAATCTTATCGCCGATAAACACGGCCTGTACTTGATCGAGGATTGCTGTGAGGCTCTTGGGGCAACCTATCTAAATCAGCCAGTGGGGCACGGTGCGAATTTCGCGACATATAGCTTCTACTTTTCGCATCACATCACCACGCTCGAAGGTGGTTTGGTTACGACGGCGAGTACTAATATTGATCTCCTCCGCATCCTGCGCGCCCACGGCTGGACCCGCGATCTTGAGGACGACACGGCCTATCGCGACAAGCACCCCGACATCGACCCCAAGTTCCTGTTCGTCAATGCGGGCTACAACCTGCGGGCCAGCGAGGTCAACGCGGCCATCGGGCTGGTGCAGTTACCCAAGCTGCCCGGCTTCGTCGAGGCCCGGCGCGCGGCTGCGGCCCATTTGATCGAGGCCTTCCGGCCCCACAAGGAGTTTCTGTCGGTCCAGAAGGAGACGCCCGGCGGCAAATCATCTTGGTTTGGCTTCCCGGTGATAGTCAGCAAGGACGCCCCCTTCGAGGCCAAGGCTCTCAGAACTCACTTCGAGCGCCATGGCATCGAGACCAGGGCCATTATCTGCGGCAACATCGCGCGTCAGCCCGGCATGCAGATTTGGCCGCATGTCAAGGTCGGCTCGCTCAAGCATGCGGATCATGTGATGAGCCACGGGTTCTCGATTGGCTGCCACCAGGGCGTGGATGCCGCGGCCTGCGATCACGTTCGCACCGTCCTCGATGACTTCATGGGTCTGGTCAGATGCGCGCCTTCATAACCGGCATCGCGGGCTTCGTCGGCTCGCACTTGGCCGAATACTTGATGGCGAATACGGATTGGGAGATCGCGGGCCTGACGCGCTGGTCCGATCCGCTGGACAACCTCGCGGCCTTGATGCCCTGGATCAACACGGGCCAGCGCGTGCGGCTGATCGAGGGTGATCTGAATGACCCCGCGTCGCTTGCTCGAGCGGTCAAGGCTTCACGACCTGATTATGTATTCCATTTAGCGGCGCAGTCCTACGTGCCGGCGAGTTTTATCAGCCCGGCCGAGACGCTGCGGACCAATATCATCGGGACCAGTAATCTGTTGGAGGCATTGCGGCAGGAGGTGCCGGAAGCCTGGGTGCATATCTGCTCGTCCTCGGAGGTCTACGGGCGGGCGCAAGGAACCCTGGCCGAAGATTCACCGTTGCATGCAACAAGTCCCTATTCCGTCTCCAAGATTGGAACCGATTTCCTGGGTCGCTTTTACGCCGAGGCCTATGGGCTTAAGACGGTGACGACACGGATGTTTACCCATACAGGCCCGCGTCGAGGCGATGTGTTTGCCGAATCATCCTTCGCTAAACAGATTGCTATGAAGGAGGTGGGACAACTCAGTGGGCCTATCCAAGTTGGTAATCTGAACGCGGTGCGGACAATAGCGGACGTGCGTGATGCCGTCCGGGCCTATCATATGCTACTGACCGTCAATCCCCAGGCAGGCGCGGTTTACAACATAGGTGGTACCCATACCTGTACGATCAGCCAGGTACTCGATATCCTGTTCGAAGTGGCTGGTCAGCGCTACGAAGTTGAAGTCGACCCGGAGCGGTTGCGACCCATCGATGCTGATCATCAGGTGCCGGACTGTTCTGCATTCATGGAGCACACAGGTTGGAAGCCAGAGATTTCTTTCGAGCAGACCATGGCCGACCTGCTGAAATATTGGCGTGAGAAGGTCAAACACAGGAGGCTGTTACAACGATGATCGTTCTCTGTTCGGGTGGGTTTGACCCACTTCATGCTGGCCACCTTAATCATCTCATGGAAGCAAGCAAGTTAGGCACGGTTGCCGTGGCTCTGACCTCTGATGATTGGCTAATGCGAAAGAAAGGCTACGTCTTTATGTCGTGGAAGGATCGAGCGTTCATTTTGGCTGGGTTGTCTTGTGTTGCCTCCGTCCATCCGGTCGCAGATGAGGACGATACGGTTTGTGCGGCATTGAGAACTATAAGGCCGGATATTCATGCCAATGGTGGTGACCGTGTAGAGCCACTTCCTGCAGAAGATGCAGTCTGCAAAGAGCTTGGAATTAGACAGGTGTTTGGTATCGGTGGCGACAAGACACATTCATCAAGCAAACTCGTTGAGGCGGTCAGATGATTATTTCTAGAACTCCCTACAGAATTAGTTTCTTCGGTGGTGGCTCGGATTACGAGGCTCAGTATTCTCGGCATGGTGGCGCGGTCCTGAGTGCTACGATCGACAAATACTGTTACATCTCGCTCCGGCGCATGCCACCGTTTCTTGGTAGTAAGTACCGGGTTTTTTGGTCGCAAATGGAGGCTGTCGACCACCGTGAGGACATTCAGCATGCCGGTGTGCGCGGGTGCCTTGAATTTCTCGATATCGATGATGGGATAGAAATAAACCATGCTGGTGATCTTCCGGCTCGAAGTGGGTTAGGTTCATCCTCGGCCTTTACCGTGGGTATGCTCTCTGCTCTACACGCGCTTCGTGGTGAAACACCTAGCAGAGCACAGCTTGCAAATGAGGCTATAAAGGTAGAGCAGGAGGTCTTGTGTGAAACTGTTGGTATTCAGGATCAAATTGCTTGTGCCTGGGGTGGGCTAAACATGATTGAGATCAACCGTGGGGGTAATTACGGTATCATACCTGTATTGTTGCCCGCGGAGCGCCGGACCATGCTAGAAAGTCATTTGATGTTGTTTTTTACCGGCATCCAGCGTCATGCATCTGAGATAGCTAAGACACAGATTGATAATACCGAGCGGAACGTAGATGCGCTTGGAGCGATTACCGAACAAGTGCGACAGGCGTTTGTTATTCTTAAGGAAGGAGATATGGATGAATTTGGTCATTTGCTTGGTGAGGGTTGGAAACTGAAGCGACAATTGAGTGACAAGATATCGAGCCCAGAGATTGATGCGCTATATGCTGCCGCCTGTGCTGCCGGTGCGTTGGGGGGAAAAGTGATTGGAGCCGGTGGTGGGGGCTTCATGCTTTTCTACGTTCCTCTTGAGCGCCAGACCGCTGTACGTGGGGCACTAGGGGGATTGATCGACATCCCGGTTCGGTTTGAGAATGGTGGTAGTCAGATTGTATTAAATGCCCAATAAATCGGTTTACTTTAACGAATATAACATCCGTATGGGGTCACTGTCGTATCTACCCTTGGTATCAGGGTTGTTGCGTGCTCATGCGGAAACGTCGGAGATGGTCAGGCGGGAATATACGTTCAAGCCATTTATCTATGTTAATGACGCACCACAAACCATTCTTGACCGTTACAACAGCCCAGCGGTTGCCGCATTCTCATCCTTTATGTGGAATGAGCAACTCAACCATACGATCGCGCGAGAGGTTAAGGCATCTTGGCCTGAGTGCCTGATTGTATTTGGTGGACCGCAAGTTCCTCATCATCCAATGGAGTACATGAAAGAACGACCTTGGATCGACGTGTGTGTCCGTGCCGAGGGTGAAGTGGCCTTCACCGAGGTGCTAGAGCGCTTCGTTGAAACAACTGATTTCTCGGCTATTCCTGGTATAACATGGCAAGGAGGTGAAAACCATGGGGAGCGTCCTTTCTCACGTGATCTCGACGAATTGCCATCGCCTTATTTGGAGGGACTCTATGATACGTTGGTTGAAGGTGGAGATAGTTTCCAAGCCATTATCGAAACTAACCGTGGATGCCCCTTTCACTGCACATTCTGCTATTGGGGTAAGGGTGGCCTTAGTCGAAAATATAAATATTTCGGATTGGAGCGGATCTATCGTGAATTAGAATGGTGTGCCAAACACAAAATAAAGTACATCTTCAATGCCGACAGTAATTTCGGCATGAACAAACGCGATACCGAGATTGCAGATTTTCTGGTTGATCTCAAGGAACGAACCGGGTTCCCCGATAAGTTCCGCACATGTTACGGCAAGAATACGGACGAAAAGATATTTGCTATTGGCTCACTGTTTCACAAGCACAAGTTGGAAAAGGGCATCACGTTGGCTCGGCAGTCCAATGACAAAACGGTGTTGAAGAATATCAAGCGTGGTAATATATCTATGGATACCTACAAGAACCTACAGGAGCGTTTCAACCACGAAAATATCCCAATTTATTCGGAGTTGATCCTTGGATTACCAGGGGAGACGGTTGAGAGTTGGCGGAATGGTATTGATGAATTGTTGAGGGCTGGGCTCAAGAATCAACTGTTTGTTTATTTCTGCCAGGTCTACCCAAATACTGATCTCGGAGATCCGGGGTATCAGAAAGAATTTGGTATTGTTACCCAGCAGGTACCACTTAACGAAATTCATGGAACGATTCATTATGAAGCATTTTGGGTAACGGAATACGAGGAAATCGTAGTCGCTACTGATAGTATGCCAACCGAGGATTGGCGGCAGATGGCTATTCTATCGTGGGTCACGATGTTGATGCATAGTCTCAAGCTGGGCTACTTTGTGATGGAGTGGATGCATGACGAACATGACGTACCTCATATTGAGTTTTTGGAATACCTCGCTACAGGTTTAGGAGATGGTCCGATAGCCCGTGAAATAGCAATTTTCAATGCTACGCTTGATGACATGCTGGTTGGGAAGGGACGTGGTTGTGTCATTGATGACTGTGGTAATACCTATTGGGATATCGAGGAAGCCAGTTTTATCCGCTGTATGCGAAGTCCACATGATTTTTATTGGGAAGACCTGTACTTTCAAGTTAAAATGTTTCTCTTTGATTATTGGAGAAAAAATGGCTTCGGCGAGCGCTCAAAGATAAAAAGAAGTTTATCTGAAGTGATCGAATATCAGAAGTCGCGTATACCAACCATCGAGATGTTTGACGGTAACGTAGAACGCTGGGCTCGTGAGACCATCTTATGGGGTCGCAAGAGTGGAACGATGTTGGTGCCTGAATGAAGGCTCTATTTGTCACGCCAGAATCTCATGAGCTTGTCTTAGCGTGGAATTCGTGGAATGAGCCAGCTACGCACAAGACGTTTAATGTTTGGGACGAGCCCGACGATGAAAGCATATTGCAAATTGTTAGAGACACTGCGCCGGATGTGATCTTTTATGTTGGTGGTAATGCAGGTAAAGGCTTACCATCATTCAAGACGTTTCGGGATCTTCGAAACCTGGCACCTCTTATTCATTTATGTTGGGATGCAACTGACGTCGCTTGGCACGCGACCCTTGCGGAATACAAAAGATACGAGTGTTTCAATCTCCAGGTTGCAATGGATGGAGGAACGGACTCTCCGGTAGATATGGCTACATTGACGCCGTGTGATCCACGGCCATATGAACGAAGCAGTGACGTAAGAAATATCAGGTGTGCTTTTGCTGGGCAGAATGTCAACAGAGCGTTTAATCCTATTGATCAACACCCTCGGTGGAATATCCTGATGCCCCTGGTTAAAATGAAGTTGGTCAAATACCGGAAACGAAATGCTGGACCATATAGTGATTATGTAGAGTATATTAAGAACTGTCAGATATTGCTCAACATCTCACATACTGGATCGGGTAGGGCTCATCATGTCAAGGTACGTGTTATTGAAGCTGGACTTGCTGGATGTGCCCTTTTGGAAATGAGACAAGCACCAACTAGTAAATGGATACCGAAGGAATTGTTATTTCAGTATAGAAATATTAAAGAAGCAGCAGAGATAATTCGTTCAGCCGAGATAGAGGACAAGGCTTCTGCATTAGGTACGTATGTGCGTGAGAATTATAGTCCACAGCGGATTTACGAAAGCATTCTGGATCGGCTATGAAAGCGGTCTTTGTAACGACATTTCCTAATGACGTAGCCAATGTGATTGCAGCTTGGGATTGCTGGAATGAGGTTAAATCCGAGCGGATTATTTTTGACTTCCGTCAAGTTATCGACGACGCAGATATTTTGCGCCGTGCGGAGGCAGCTTCACCGGACGTAATTTTTTATGTTGGTGGTTGTGGTGGACCAATGCACTTACCCACCATTGCGACGCTCCAAGCATTGAAGGAAATGGCCCCTTCTATTAATTTGATTTTTGACGGTATCGAGGATGCATGGTATGAAATGATTGCGAAATACAAGCAGCATGAATGCTTCAATTTGCAGGTTACTATTGACGGGTGTCCCGACGCTCCTGTTGATTTGGTCACCACTGCTCCGGTTGATACGAGGTTGTTTGCGGGGGAAGATCCACCCAAGGATATCCCCTGCGGGATTTCGGGAAACATTGGCCGTGGTGATAAGAGGTCGAAAATCATCAATCCGTTGATATGGGAAGGTCTAGTAGAAATGAGGAGGAGGGATGTGGTTGGGGATGGGTTCCCGGAGCACGTTGCCTTTATGCGAAGATGCCAAATGATCATTAACACGTCTTTTACAGGTTCAGGCAACAAACATCATGTAAAGCAGCGTGTGTTCGAAACCGGGTTTGCTGGAGCTGCCTTACTTGAATGTGAAGCAGCCCCAACACATTTCTGGATACCACAGTCATATTTCTTTAGGTACAAAAATACTTTACACGCAAGTCAGATTATTAAGACACTCGACGCGAGGGAGATTGCGGAAAAGGGTCAAATGTTGCAACAATATGTTAGGGCTCATTATATGCCAGAGCAAGTATATGGTGCAATGTTGGATCGATTATGAGGGCATTATTCGTTACCAGCTCGACGTCCGATGTAGATAGTCTCGTTCGTGCCTGGGATTGCTGGCAGCCTGACAAATCTATCCGCGTGATGTTTCCCCACATGGGGGAGCCTAGAGACGAGAAAATTCTGGCTATAGCTAGGGAAATGCGACCGGATATTATTTTCTACATTGGAGCCAATGAAGGTTCAGGTATTCCTTCGATGGAAACGTTTTTGAGACTTCGGGAAATGGCTCCGTCGATCAACCTTTGTTGCGATGCTGGGGATACGCCGTGGTACGAACCTTTGAAGCGTTACAAAAAAGCGGGGTGTTTCAATCTGCAAGTTGCGCTTGATGGCTATCTTAATGCTCCGGTCGATCTTGTGACCATAACCCCGGTCGATCCTGCACCGTACATTCAGCCTGTCGCGTGGAAACGCTTCATCCGGTGTGGGTTTTCGGGAGGGGTATCTTCCAAGGAAAGGCTTGCTGTTTTCAAAGTAAGCTTTGCAAGCCGGATGCCACCAAAGATCGTTAAGAAGCGCCCTCGCAATGCGTTGCCTGCTTGGAAGCCACTGTATAAGAAACATCCCGACATGCCACCTCCAGTGCCAACCACACAGCGGGACAAGATCGTTTGGGGTCTTGAGAACATGAAAGACATTATCACTGTGCGGCGGCGAACATCCAAGGCCCCTTATTCCGATCACGTCGCATTTATGCAGTCGTGTCATATAATCATAAATACGTCAACCAGTGGAACGGGAGACACACATCAAATTAAGGGGCGTGTTCTCGAAGCTGGATGGGCTAAATGCGCGCTACTTGAATCAGTAGGCTCGCCAATAGCCGAGTGGCTACCAGAAGAAAGTTATTTCATTTACCGTGATGCTGATCATGCGAAGGACCTGATCAAAAGTCTAACAGTTGAGCAAGTCACAAAATCAGCGCTCGTACTAAATGAATATGTGGAGAATCATTATCACCCTCGTCAGATTTACGGCGAGATTTTGGAGCGAGCTGGTGTGGATTATTCCGTCTAGGGGGCGACCTCAAAATATTAATCGTTTGGCTGAAGCTTTTCGGGACACTGGAGTAACAACGCCCGTTCGGTTACGGCTCGATGATGATGATCCGTGCGGATATGTTTGTCCAGCTCACTGGGAAGTAGTTACTGGGCCGCGAGCACCTTTAAGCCAATACTACAACGAAGTGTTTGATCGCAGCCTCGATTGGTACGGGCTCTTTGCCGACGATGTAGTACCAGAAACGCCGTACTGGGATATACTTCTAATCGAAGCTGCCGGTTCCGATGGTGTAGCTTATGGTAATGATGGGATTGGTACTAGGCCAACACACTTTGTGGTCGGTGGGCAGCTTGCCCGCGAGATTGGCTGGCTGGCGCTGCCTGGCTTATCACGTATCTACATCGACACGGTTTGGCACGATATCGCGACCAAGCGCAACGTGTTGCGGTTTCTTCCTGATGTTCGGATTCCGCATCTGCATTTTTCTAACCGGCTGGCGTTGTTCGACCGAACGTATCGCAAGTCTACTAAGGACCAGGACCGCGCTCTCTATCAGGCGTGGCGCAATCGAGAAGGATGAGTATCATGAGACAGGCGAAACGGGTGTTAAAGCCGCAGGTCATAAATGTGTTTGATAATGCGGTTGTGCAGGTAAAATGTATACCTAGTGAGGACGAAATCGACGTTGCGACCCTCTTGGGTCATTCATTAGCACGATTCGAGTTTATTATTGGTACGTCGTTCGATCTACAATTTCTTTCTATGGACGGATCACAGTTGCTAGGTATCCGTCGTTATATTGTTAATGAGGTGACGGACAGAATAGCTGTCAATGATGTTAATCACTACCAAACATTGTCAAAGACAGTTTTTGATCGGAAGTGTGAACCTATTGGAGATTGGTTCTTTTTCCATGAGGAGGGTAATCAACTACAAAAAAATCTTGTAGGTGATAAACCTAATAATAAGACTAAAGACTTTCGTAATATGAGTGTAGCCGATCTCCAGGGTACTATGAAGGGATTGAGAGGGAGTGGATTTAAAGTAGGTACTAAACACGGCGCAATGGTTAAAGCTATTCGTAAGCACCTATCGACTGTCCAGGAGTAGTATCAATGACTTCTGATATTGATGTAGTTAATGTGGCTCTTCGACGTGTTAGTGCAAGCCGAATTACTTCATTTACGGAAGATTCAGCGTCAGCTACCGTAGCTAATGATCTTTATGATGAGGTCTTAGACGATCTTCTTCGTCAGCACGCTTGGAACTTTGCTACGAAGAGAGCAAAACTAGCCCAACTATCGGAAACTCCTACCTTTGAGTTCGATCATGCTTATACGATGCCACCAGACTGGATTAGAACAATATCAGTACACCCGAATTCAGCAGGTGCTGGTACTATGTTTTATCGAGAAGAGCAACTTGATGATAAACGGGTGATACTTACGAGTGCTGATGAAGTATATTTACGCTATATAGTCAGGGTTACAGATCCCAACTTGTGGCCACCAGACTTTAGAAATGCATTTAGTATGACTTTATCTCGCGACTTTGCAATACCGCTTGGCAATTCTAACACTATGCATGCTAGTTTTGACAGACTTAGTAGGAGTGCTCTAGCTAGAGCACGCTCTACTGATGCGATGGGATCTTCACCAGAGAGACGACCACGTGGCTCTTGGGTGACGCGGAGGGGTGGTCCCTCGAGACCAATTGTTGGTAATACAACTACGTAGGTATGGGTATTTAGAAGGATCGTAATATGACGAAAATAGATCCCCTCCAAGCCTCATTTAATGCTGGGGAACTGAGCCCACGTCTGCATGCTAGAACAGATTTTGTCAAATACCCATCTGGATTAGAAGAGTGTCAAAATCTTATTCCTCTACCTGAAGGTGGTTTAACCCGTAGGCCAGGCACACGATTTGTTGCTGAAGTAGCAGACTCTGCCGTAAAAGGTCGACTGTTCGGTTTTGAGGCAACTGCAGAGCAACATCACGTATTAGAGTTAGGTGAGAACAAAATACGGTTTTATTTTCGTCAGGGTCAACAGGTTGTCTTAGATACCGATGCAGTGATTACTAACGGACTGTTTCCGTCAGATATATCTGATTGGGATGATCGCTCGACTGGTGGTGCTGGTAATCAGATAAGTCACGATGCTACGAACGATCGTCTGACATTGGAGACTAGTGGTGTAGCAGCAGATGATATAGGCTGGGCGGAGCAGGATGTTACTACTACAGATACTGACCAAGAACATGTTATAAAATTTGAGGTAATTGGTGATCCAGGTGATAAGATTGAGTTTCAAGTTGGAACTACTTCAACTGGGTCAGAGACACTTGGTCCTGTAGAGAAATTGGTGGGATTCCATTGTGTTGCCTTTACTCCTACAACGTCACCGTTCTACATTCAATTCCGTAATCTCGGTAGTAATGCTGATAAAGACATTCAAATTGATAACGTGTCTATCATTGATAATTCAGCATTAGAAATAGACTCCCCTTATGTAGAGTTGCAACTTTTTCAGATAATGGGTGCACAGTCCAATGATGTTAAATATCTTTTCCGTTCTGGTGTAGCACCTTATAAATTAGAGCGACGTGAGCTTGCCTCCTGGTCTCTGATTAGGGTTGCTTGGCAGGATGGTCCATATATTACGCAAAATACTACAGCAACTACCCTAACTCCAGCAGCTACTAGTGGAGTTGCAGTTACGATAACAGCTTCCTCTATTGTAGGTATTAATGATGGCCTAGGTTTTTTATCAACAGATGTAGGTCGACTCGTACGAATTGATAACGGTGCATTTTGGGGATGGGGTATAATTGTTACTTTCACAAGCACCACAAGCGTTGATATTCATGTAAAGAAAGACTTTGCAGATACTATCGCAACTGTTGATTGGAGATTAGGCGCGTGGTCAGATACTACTGGGTGGCCAAAGACAGGTGGATTTTTTGAGCAGCGTTTATATGTAGCAAGTACTGATGATCAATCACAAACCTTATGGGGCTCTCAAACTGGAGACTTTGAAAATTTCAAACCAGATGATGATACTGGTACAATAGAAGCTGATGACGCTCTTAACTTTACCCTCTCAGCTGATAGTGTCAATGAGATTCGCTGGATGTCAGCTGGAGAAGACACTCTAGCTATCGGTACTACAGGTGGGGAATGGGTACCATCAGCAAGTGGTATTGTTATAACACCTTTGGATATTACTATTCGTCGACAGACTACACATGGATCAGCTTTGATTGCTCCACTTAGAATTGATCACGTAGTCTTGTTCGTACAAAGGGCCAGGCGCAAAATTCGTGAGTTCGTATTCAACTTTGAGATCGATAGTTTTCTAGCACCTGATCTTACTAGGTTAGCTCAGCATATTACTGCTCCTAGTATAAATGAAATGGCTTTCCAGCAAGAGCCAGATAGTCTAGTATGGATAATACGCTCAGACGGAGTAATGGCATCTCTAACTTTTAGAAGAGATGAAGACGTTGTTGGTTGGGCGAGGCATGTTATAGGTGGTTCGGGATCCACAGGTGCGGAAGGGAGTTTTGAGATTACTGGAGGCTCGGTGGGCGCAAGTAATCAGATAACATCCATCACGGTTGCAGGGGAAGAAATTCTTGCCGCGCCAGCCACTTGGGCGGAGAGCAACGAAGTCACCGCCGAATGGATCAAGACCATTGTTGGTACGTTCATCAAGTTACCACCGGGGCCTGACGTTAATTCCTTCAATCCGGTCGAGAACAATTTTCAATCGGGCATGGCCTTCTCCTCTGATGGCACGAAGATGTACCTTAACGTGGGGGCCAATAACGAAATCAGTCAGTATTCTCTTTCCACCCCCAGGGACATAACAACGGCAACTCTTGATGCCGAGACCTTTGATTACAGCACCGGCGTAGCGTGGGAATCGGAAACCCTCGCCGGTGGTGATGGTACGTCACAATTCGGGTTTGGTGATCCAATCGGCATCACGTTTTCTCCAGATGGCCAAACGCTTTGGTTCTGTGACAATACATACAAAACCATATACAAAGTCGCGCTGGCTACCGCCTGGGATATATCAACCGGGACGCATACCTACGGGCAAAGGTGGCGTGTTCCTAGCGGTCGCCGGCCGCAGAGTGTGGATTTCAATAACGATGGCACCAAGATATATGTCTTTGATGACAACACCGTAATTCGCGAATACAATCTTTCCTCCGCGTATAATATCCAAGGTGGCGCTTACGGCGGTGTTGAATTTGATCCGGAGGATCAAGTTACTATTGCTGGGGAGGTGAGTTCGGTTTTCCATCCTAATGGATATCAATTCTTTGTTCTCGGCGTTAATGACGGAACAATCTATCAATACTCTATGCGAACGCAGTGGGATTTATCCACGGCAATTTACGATGTTAGAACTTTTGTTCCCGGCAGCGTCCAGCCCCAACCAAAGGTGATGGCCATCAGCCCCGATGGTGGAATAATTTATGTGGCTAGCATTAATAACAGTGCTATTGTTACCCAGTATTCATTCATCACAGCACTCTACGTCGTGAACGTGATTGGTAGCACGGTGACTATATCTACGGTCAGTGGTTTCACAGGTGCAGGTTCGGAAGTCGTGATTATAACGACTGGAGATATGACGGTTGATAGTAGTTCTTTTTCCTTGGTCTCGACTGGTATCTCGCTGTCGAACTCGGTCATAACTATCTCTGGTAACGATGATCCAGGCCAGGTGCAAAACTCGGAAGATCGTAATGAGGTTTGGATTTTGATCGAGAGAACCATAAATGGTGAAACCAAGCGGTACGTGGAGTTTTTTGAGGGTTATTATGATAATCTTCTACACGACCAAGAGGATGCCTACTATGCAGACTCTATCATTACTTACGATGGGTTATCAACCAATATTATTACTGGTCTTAATCATCTTGAGGGTGAGACCGTAAAAGTTTGGGGTGATGGAGCTATTTTACCAGATGTAGTAGTATCTAATGGACAGGTAACTCTATCAACTGCTGTAAAGGTTGCACAAATTGGATTGGCATATACACATCGTCTTAAAACTTTGAAAGTAGAAGGTGGGAATCCTGCTGGAACTGCTATGGGTAAGAAAAAGCGTATTAATAGTATAACTTTCGTCCTACAGAATAGTCATACTCTTACCTTTGGTCCTGACGACAATAATCTCTTCGAGACAGATTTCAGACTGGTTAGTGATCCTATGGACGCTGGGGTACCTTTGTTTACTGGTGAACAATTTAGGGGATTTGATGGTGGTCTGGCTACTGATACACGGATTATTGTGGAATCAGACGATCCAGCACCTTTCACACTTCTTGCAATGATACCGGAAATAAAAGTTAATCCTTCTAAATAGGGTGGAGAAATCTGAATGACCTTAACAGCAGGAAACCGTGTTCGATATAATGGTGATGACGTCACCATTTCTTTCCCTATTACGTTCGTCTTTTGGAAACCTGATGACCCACAAGCCACACTGGCCGACGTCGATGGTGTAGAAACGACTTGGATTAGGGGTACACATTATACCATATCAGGTGGCTCAGGATCGTCTGGTACGTTAACGGTTATTACCTTACCAACCGATTACACTCCTGCTACGGGTGAAACGCTTACAATCAAATCTGATCTTGCTAATACACAACCTAGTAAATTTCCGTTAGGTGGACCTTTTCCGTCTGTCGCTGTGGAACTACAGCTTGACCAAATCGTCCGTCAAATACAGCAAATATCCGAGGAGATTAGTCGCTCTATTCAGCTCAAGATTTCTTCTTCAGAGAGTGATATTTTCATTGATGATCTCTTAGGTAATGCCGCCAAGTTCCTTCGGGTTAAAACCGCCGAAGAAGGGATTGAGCTCGCTGCAGTCGTACCAAGTGGTTCGATTGGTGTTCCAGTAGCAGTTAATGAGGGTGGCACAGCTGCCACCACCGCAGCGATTGCGTTGACTAATCTAGGGGCGGCTGGGACAGGTATTACCAACACCTTTATCAAAAACCAAGTATGGAATAAGGGTGCCGATTTGACTAGTGCCACCCCATTGGTGCTTGGATCGGATGGCAATTTCTGGGATGTAGCTGGCACGATTGGGTTCTCTCAAATCACATGTACGGCTGGCACTCTGTTCATGTTACAGTTCGACGACGCGCTTATCATGACTGATGGTGCGAATCTCGATTTAGGTGGGACTAATATTACTACGGCGACCGGGGACCGGGGGTTGTTCTTCGCCATCGCGGCCGATACGGCGATACTGCTTACCTTCAAGCACGAATCGCAGCGGCGGGTCATTAACAGCCACGCCAAAATCGGAGCTACGGCAGGCTGGGCAGTCAATACCACAGACGATATTGGGTTGCTTGCGACCTGTCCAGCTTCGCAGACGAATTCTACGCTGGTCGTGCCGGTATCAGGTCTCAAGGTAGGGGATAAGATCACCTCATTCAGTATTGTAGGTCAGATCGAGAGTGGTGGTAATGCGGTGACTCTCGATGCTAATCTGCGCAAGATGACCGCTGCCACATCAGATGTGACTGATGCTTCGGTGGGTTCAATTACACAGATTTCTGTCACGGCGGATGCTATTATAAGCGCCGAAAAAACTGGACTTACAGAAGTTGTGGGGGCTAACGAGACTTTTTACATTTTACTTACTGCCACTACTCTAGGTTCGACTGATATCGCACTGCAAGGTGCTACCATCACGGTTTCCGAGGGATAATGTAGTGATAAATATACGTAAAGTAGTTACATCTTATAGGGGGGTTATATCACTATGTCGTTAGCAAGTGTAATTTCTGGTGTATCTACGTTAGTTTCTGTTGTAGGATCTATTGTTAAAGGTAATGCAGCAGCTAAACGAGTTAAAGCAGAGGCTGAAGCAGGAGCTAGACAAAGTGAGGCACAAGCTGCAGCCGATCGTGAGCAGGCCGCGCGTGAAAGAGAGGTAGCAGCGCAACAAGAAGGAGATTTTCGTTCAAGACAACGTTTTGCTGCTGGTGCTATAAGAGCAGCGGTTGGTGCGCGTGGTGTTATGACTGACGTAGGTTCTATCTTACTAACGGCGGAAGATTTTGCTAGGCAGTCTGAAATTCAAGCCCTGCGTATTCGTGAGGGTGGTGAAGTTAGATCTTCAAGACTAGAACAACAAGCTGATCTCTTAACTAGCCAGGCTGGCTCCATACGCTCGTTAGGTAGTTCGAGGGCTTCTGCGGCTCGTACCGCTGGATTTTTTGGGGCTGGAACTAGTCTCCTAAGCGGTGGTTTCCGTACAGCTAGGATCTTGCAGGAATAATAAACTCTAATAGAAGAGGATAATATTGTGGTTAGGATCGCTCCTTCAGGTGGCAGAACTCGTAGAAAAGGTGGAGCCATCTCATTAGCAGGTGCTGACGTACCCATTGTAACACCTGCTCGAGACCCTGGGCTAAACGTTCCCCTTATTCCAATCCCAGGAGGTGAAATGGGGGGTGTTATAGGGGAGGGACTTCAGTCTTTAGGGAATGTACTTGATCAGGGTGCTAATCTAGCTTTACAGGTGGTTCAACGCGATGAGGGTCTAGCTAGAGACGCTGACGAGACTTCATATTCTGACACATTGCAGGATACAATTAGGGATCTTCAGAAAACAGCTGATCTTTCAGACAGCGCACTGGTAGAAGCTGCTGGTGAAAAGATGTTTCAGGAGAAGATGCGTATCCTAAGTGAGCACAAGGGTGGGAAAATAAGTAGCACTCTACTCGATAATCGCCTAACAAAAATGCATAATCGTTTCGCTGACACACTTGCAGTAATAAATATTAATGCAGCTGATACCCGTTTGAACCTGGCTGTTGATAGGAAAATATCATCTATTGCTAGAGATGTACTCACTGATCCTGATGTACTTATGTCAGAAGATCCGTTAGAGTCTTTTCGTTTCCATACAGGTCAGCTTGAAGAGGAAATAGATTTCCTTGAGCTTAGACCAGATCAAGCTCGTATAGTAAGACAGGTTGGGAGGTCTGAGATTGCTTTGTCAATGATTACACCCCTTATCAAAAATGGTCAATTTGAGCGAGCTAAGGTGCTGCTACGAAGTGATGAGATAGCAGAGGTATTGTCACCTGGGCAGCATCGCGACGCAATACAGAGAGTAATTGATGCAGAAAGAAAATCAGTTGAGGTGAAAAACGAAGGACAGGAGTTTCTTAATACAGCTAGGACTATTCTTGGTCCAACTGCTACTGACGATGACGTTCGTGATGCAGCTGCACAGATGGCAGGTATGGAACAAGATGGGGGATTTAAGATAGTAGATGTGGGGGGAGGTAAAGTTGTTGCTGTAAATGAAGATACTTTAGAAGTTCAGACACTTGTTTCAGGTCCAACTGAAGACGAGAAAGTTGCGCTAGAGAGTCGATTAGAGAATGCCAGACTTATAGCAAGAAAAGATGTCATGAGTAGTATGGCTGTAGACGCTGGACTTGGTCAGCTGTTTGGAGTAGCACCAACTGAACCTGTTAGTGGTGAAGGAGAAAAATCTAAACCTGCTGCACCCACTGCAACTGAGAAAGAGGGTGCACCTGCTGGACCAGAAGTGGTACCACCATTATCCGAGGAGGCTGTTTCTACCCCATTTGGTCCTGAAGAGGAGCCAGCTAGTAGTGATATGCAATCGGTATTAGGCCTAATGGCTCTTTCACGGAGATTTTTCCTTATTGGTGATAATGTATCAGCAAATGGTTTGCTGAGTCAGGCTCGTATGATCGTAGATAACAGTCGTGAAATACAAGAACAGAGGGAGCTAGACAAACCAATTACAAATGTGGAAATGCTTAGAGAGCTGGGTCTACCACTTGGTGCAACAATGAGACAGGGTGCTGGTAGAATGCTACAATCTGCTGAGCAACTCCAGTCAGTTCGACAGAAGGGTGAGCGTATAACTCTTGATGAGGCACGTGAATTTCAGGTACCTACAACTATTAATAGAGGTGAGTTAGAGGCTATCCAACGTGATCGAGAGAGATCAGGAGCAGGGTCGGCTGTTCCTCGTACTTTTGAGGAGAAAGCTCAGGCTGGATCTCTTGCTAGTGCACGTGGTAGGAATCAGGCGCAAGCGGAAGTACAAATGAGATTTGTGTTTGAGACTCATCAGCAGGTTACTGATATATTAGAAGAGATAAAAGATGATCCAACTCTAGTGGGTACTGTTGGTGCTATGCGTGCTACAGGTCGTACAGCTCTTACCCTGTTAGCCGATCTCGGCTTTGATAATTTCGTAGATGCGGCTAGGGATATCGCATCTGACCAGTCCGATTTGGGGGCTGATGAGATATTTGATTTCTTCGATGACCCTTTACTATCGGCTCTTGACCTTTTGTCTAATTCGATTGGTATAAATCGGGCTCGCTTACGTAATCCCATTGGTCGCGTACCTGTTGAGATTATTAAGAGGTCCATTAAGGATTCTGACCTAACAAAATTTGGTGGTTCCGAAAAGATTATTGATGTGTTGAATAGAGTTCTTAAGGACGAGCTAGGTCGTCGTAGGAATGTTCTTAAGAAGCAATTCCCAGGTATGTTTGATCCTTTCGAGGACGGGGGTGAAATTTCTGAGGAACAAGTTATCCCACCTGGCATTCCTGAGTTCCGTCTTGAGGGTGGTAAATTCGTTCCTGTAATTCCTGATGAAGCCTCAGGAGGTGGCTCCCCGGAGATCCCTTTTAAGGGTGAAGTGGAACAAGATGAGATTGATAAAGCTCGTTTGGAAGCTGAAGAGCGTTTCCCCTTTATCAAGCAATTTAGTCAAGTGCAGGTTGCACCCTCAACCGTGCAGAATAAGGGAGGTTTGGGTGAATTTGTCGAGCCAGATAGCCCAGACAATCCTTTACCGGGTCAGTTTACTATTACTATTGGAGAGGGATCACGAGGCTTACAGGGTGGAGTAGCTGATACGGTTGTCGCCGATATGGTACACGCTGCTGCTGAGTTCAGCCCTGAATTCCAATCTCTTAAGAAAAAGTTGGTTAAAAGTTTTAGTAAAAGTGAGTTGGAGCTTGCACGACGCAGATACAACGACGACTTTAAGGGAAAGTTTACTGGATCAAACTTTTCAACATTTGAAAATTTCCTGGAGAGTTTTTGGACGGAGGGCATGGTTCAGCATCTCTTATTGCCTGAAAATTCTGAAATTGGGTCTATCCAAAAAAATAATCCGAAGGCAGTTCCCATATTGAACGACATTGAAGCATTGTTCAAGAGAGAGCCGGTTAGTCCTACAGATAGTTCGGGAGAAATTTCTGGTAGTGAAGGTGTAGATGAGTTACGAGGTGAAGCCCCCAACGCGTCTCTTGAAACGATCTTGGTCTCTAACGCCAGTGGCGAATCAACTGTTGACGAAACCGTGGCTGCGGTTGATCAACTATTTGGTGGTGGTGAATTTCTCAAGCGTGTGGCCAAGGTAGAAAGTAATTTTGGTGCTGATAAAGGTACCTTTAGAAAGAGGGGTGACCGGGGTATTTGGCAGCTCAATCAAAAGACAGGCTTCGAGGCAACTAAAGACGTCAAAGCACATCCTGGTCTTAAAAAGGCACATGAAAAAATTCGTGAGGAATTTGGGATCGACTGGAATGAGGTATCGTTCGAGGACTTAGGGAAGCCACTAATCTCCGCCCTTGCGGCGCGGTTGTTCCTGCTCACTATCCCTGAGAAAATCCCCGATACACTTGAAGGACAAGCTGTGTACTGGAAGAAGCACTATAATACGGTTAAAGGTAAAGGTACGACTAAGAAGTTTATCGAGGACAACTCAATCGAAGTTGAAGGGTAGACGTCATGGGTGAAATGTTAATACGGGATGAAGAAGGAAATGCTATTGGTATTTTCAATATTGAAGGTGATAGCCCTAATGAGGTGGAGACACAAGCTCTTATTGAGTTTATGGGGCGTTCTGAAGATGAAGGCGAAGAAGATCCTCTTCCTTTACCTACACGTACTGTTTCTAACATTAGGGGTGGTGGTCGTACTGGGGTCCTAAGTATTGTAGAGGGATTAGAACCACCACCTGTTAATATTCCAGATCGTGAAGGACCTCTCGGTCTGATGCCACTTGAATCTAGAATGGGTGTTAGAAGGGGAGTTGAAGCGCAGCCAGGTCTCGTTCAGTTTGTTACCGAAATGACACCTAGTGCTTTAGGAACTGCTGGTGGTGCGACCCTAGGAGGAGTACTCACGGCTGGTAATCCTCTCGGGATCATAGGTGGTGGTGTATTAGGAGGTTTTCTTGGTGAGCTTGCTGCTCAGGAGACTGGTATCGCTCCGACGAGTGAACTAAATCTATTACTTGCAGGTGGAGGTCCCTTAGGAGGCCCACTCGTGGGTGGAGTTCTAAAAGGGATTAAACGTGGGGCTGGCGCTGGGTTTACGAAGTTATTTCCTGCTGCTAGAGTAGCTAGAGCTCGTAATGTCATGGGTCGTGCTGTGAGTGAATTTGAAAGTATCGGTGCGACTATACTTAATAAAATATCAGGTGTATCTACTCTTCCTGCTAGTGAACTCTATAAGGCAACCGCTCGAGCAAAAATTCGTATCCCTGTTGACCAATTAAAGAGCACACGAGATGAGATTGCTGCACTAGTTAAAAGGCTCACTCCTTTATCTGCACTACCCGACGTAGGGCAGTCTCTAAAGGCTTTAGAGCAAGTTAGCGCGACTATGTTGAATAATCCTAAAGGGGTTCTTTTATCAGAGTTTATTGAAGCTCGTGGTTTTATTGGTGCTATTATTGGTAACTTGACAAAGAAAGGTGGAACCAAGTTAAATGTCTCTAAGAGAGTCTTTGCTAAAATGACTGACGATCTAGATAGGTTCGCTAAGAGTCCTTTCAGAAAGGGTCGTCAAGCACGTTTGGCTAAATCAGCTATTAAGAGAGCAAAACTAGAATTTGCTGTAGAGAGAATACAAGGAAAGGTAGCACAATTTACTCAACGAAACGTCAAGGGTATTCCACCAGATGATACAGTAGTTAATTTTAAGAGTTTATCGAAATGGCTTGATGATGTTACCAATCCAAAACATAAGGCAAAATTTGACAAGAACTTTACAGAATCGCTGAAAGAACTCCTACCTGAGTTAAAAAAGAGAATAGATGTGCTTGCCAAGATGAGTGCAACTGGTAGTCCAGCTGGTCCTGGTTCTATCGTAATTCGAGGACAATCAGCAAAGCTTGGTAGAGGACTCGTTGGTGGTGCACTAGGTTTTCTAGGTACAGGAGGTTCTGCAGCAGGCGCCGCAATCGGTGGCTTAGCATTTGCTCAGCTTCCAGAGATGATGGTTGCAATGCTTGTAACTAAGCCAGGTGCTGCTTTCTTAGAAGCTGCTGCAAAAGCGGGTAAGGGTACTATTAATCATCGTGCTTGGCTTACGGCCTCAGAGATCGTGTTCCGTGTTCTTGGAGAAACTGGGGCGGGTAAAGGTGGTGTCCTTCGAGATGTCCTTGAGGATCTTGAGCCTTCTGCGGTTAAGAAGGGTGTATCCCCAAGAGGTGGGGGTCGAACAGGACCTTCGTCTAAATCCAAGGTCAAGACCAAAGCCAAAGCCAAAGAGACAGCTACTGGTGAAGTTACTATCGAGCCGAAGCGTACTCGTAAGCGTCTCTCGGAAGAGACAAAGGGTTTTTTGCGACCGCCAATCGCTAACTAATTAGGTTCCTGTATTCATGTATATGAGGTTATACAGAAAATAGGAGGTGGCTGTGCATGAAGTAATTGAAAGTGGTATGATCAAACCACTAATGTATGGTGAGGTATCAACTACTTGTCCTTGTTGTGGTCATGTGTCATACTCAACAACTGGTTTAATCAGTTTTGATTATTGGAAGGGGTTGGTCTTTAAGAAAGATAAACGGATATGTTTAGAGCCTATGGAAGCTGATCTGTTAAAGATCTTGCTAGATAATTGGCCTAAAATCTGCTCTAGAGAGAAATTATTAGTAGGTCTCTACGGGGGTAATTATTGTGAAAGAGTATCTAGTGATAATGTTGGTGTACTTATATCTAAGCTTAGACATAAGATCAAGATATTTGATATTGAAATAAAGAACACTAAACGTCGGGGGTGGTTGCTTGTTAAGAAACCTACAGAACGACGATTTAATTAAGAGATAAAGAGACCCCTCACAAGCCCGTAGACCAACGAAACCAAATTAGGTAGGGTTTTTACCCTTGAAGGGTCAAATCCTCGTCTGCAGGCCTTGGAGGCGGTCCTAAAATAGGTTTAGACCTACATACGAAGATAGCCCCGGCACCTGTAATGGATGCCGGGGCTACATTCACGACCGGGTTTTGCTAGATTTCTCCAGCAGCCGCTTTTTTGAGATTCACAAGGGCGCGAATTTTTACCCGCTTAGACGCTGGGCGGCCCTTACTCGGGACCATCCCACCAGTTGCAGGTGAACGAACCATAGTACCCTTCTTAATCGCAGGTTTGGTTTTCAGAGTGACTTTGAACAGTCTTGGCATCATGAATTCACCTGCACCACCTGGACGAATAGACTTTTGGATGGCGTCAGTAAGACCGTCCATTGTCGCAGTTATGAGTTTCTTCATACTCTTCGACGTTATTTCTGATGTGATCTCTTCTTCTTGTTCCTCAACGTAATTCACCAAATAACCAACGAGTTGTGATTTGGTCATCTTGGTCTTGATAGTCTTCGATCCTGCCATTTTAGCTGCAGGACGAGACCCTTTGTTCTTACGCTTTTTTGCCATTGGTAGTACTCCTTTAGAGGTTTGAGATTACTTATCACTCTTATAATACAGGAAAACTACTAAATCTTGTTAGATAGTCTCTTACGGTGACGAGGGATAATAGATTTATCTCTTCCGAGTATACCTTGTAACCATGGATCCCATCCTGGTAACCCAGCTCGAAAACAGGCTTCTATACTAGCATACATGGAGCCATTCTTATTTATTATGTCAGCACGAACTTGTTTGTATTGAATACCAGGGAACTGAGTTTCCCAACTTTTAACAACACGTTTTGCCTCTCGGACATTTGGGAATGTAATTGCAGAATCTTGGCCAACTGGATCGAGCTTGGACCAAAATCCTAAACCCATAGCTGATCCTAGATAGATACCCTCACTTCTGGTGTATATAATTATTTGTCTACCTAGTCGTCTTCTATCCAACATCGTGTTCTCCAATATTAATTAAGTTCGTCCTAGCCACACTTTTCCAAAACGGTCAATCTGACGTAATTCATCTGGTGTTTTAGTTTCTTGGTCTGGAACCTTAAGCTTGGAAGGTTGCGCCCCTGTTTTCTGGTCTTGATATTGACCAGAATAAGGTTGCTCTGTATGTTCGTCTAGATAATGAAACACAATCTGCGCGATAGGTGTACCTGCATTGAGAGTTAAGTCTTCTTTATCCAGCTGACGTCCTTGTGTAATTTGTTCGTCTCCTTGTTTCCAGGAATGGAGTAGGTGATATGAAATTTCCAATGTTAGATATCCTCCCCACCCAGGATCTATAAAGGTATTCTGGACCAAAACACCAGCTCTTGCTAGTGAAGACTTGTCATGTACTACACCACAGACGTTGTCTGGCATAGTAAAGTGTTCCATAGTAGATGCGAGTGTGACCAAACCTTCGTATAGATAAGTATCTTCTGCTAATCTCACATCATACGATGCTGCACCACAACCATAGCTAAGGTTAGTCGATTCGTGTATGGTTCTCTCACAAAATGGTAGTAAGATTTTAGCTTTCTTGATCGATTGGTACGACAACACACTCATCACATTTCCTCTCTATTTATCTTATCGCTGTTGATAACACAGTAAGTCCCCGACGTAATAATTCAATATCAGATTTCTCGTCCTTGCGGAGAGTATTGATGATAGCCGTCTCAACATCCTTGCCGCAAGCCTTTAGTATATTATACACGTCATCATATTTCTTTTTGACTTTAGCAAACTTCTTTTGGGCAGATTTAGATAGGTCTTCGATCGCAGGTGAAGTAAATTTCTCATGTCCAGAGGCTTGTACACCGGAAGAGCGGTGCAACATTGTTTCATAATTACGGGTTACTTTGCTAAGATGCTCAGCAGCCTCATATTGGTCTCTTGTAATAACCCCAACAAGATATAGTCGTCCGTAGTGCCATTCAGCTTCCTGTCGTGTTGCTAATCTACGGATCATTTGGCTAGGATAGGTCTCTAACAGGTTTAATAATTCTTGTTCACGATGTTGAAGTTCATATGCTCTAATAACAGGTTTATTACGTCTACCTGATATAGTCTTTTGCTTTTTGTGTTCTGTCATAACTAATCCGATACGCTAAACCTATTTTAGGACCGCCTCCAAGGCCTGCAGACGAGGATTTGACCCTTCAAGGGTAAAAACCCTACCTAATTTAGTTTCGTTGGTCTAGAGGCTTGTGAGGGGATCTAACCACAATTGGAGAAATTACAGGACAAACACGTTTGGCATCCTTCCTTACTAATTAGTGCTGGAGCTTGACATTGTGGGCACTGCTCCCCGACAATATTTTCCGAACTGTCATCAGCTAAGACTGTAACTTTTCCACTATTCTCGATACCAATCTTCAAGTGTGAAATCTTGTCAGAGAGTTGGACTTTGAGGTTACGACCCAGAATATCGTTGTGATACTTTGTTAGGTGATCTTCCAAGACTGATCCGATTAGGGCTACTAGACTAGGAACATATTTCTTTCCTACCCAAGCACCCCCTAGACTAGAGTGAACCTCCTGTAGCTCCTTTATGATAAACATAAAGTCTCCACCTCGTCGGAAGATAGCAGAGATACTTCTAGTAAGAGCCATGATCCATTCTTGGTGACTAGCATCCTTGGTGTTAATAAATACCTCAAATGGACGACTGTATCCATGCTCGTCGATACAATTATTGATGGTAATGTAGTACGCGTGCTCTTGCCATTTGGTCTTGTAAGTTTTACCCGACAGTTCTGTTGGTCTTTTGATTATTGGAGATAATTGAGGTTGGTCTTTGGGTGTAGCTACAGAAAGTATAGAACCTCTAACTTTCTCCAAGATTTCGGACGGATGATACGTAGTGCATCCTTTTAGTTTCATATCATACGCAGTGATATAGACATCTTTGAAGTTCTCAAAGGTTATTTCTTTGGGACAATTAATAGTCTTGGAGATTGAGGCGTCTACGTATTCTTGACAGGTGGCTTGCATGTTTAGATGATCTTGTACTGTAAGATCATTAGTTGTGACCATGTAGTCGGGCATTTCTTTTATTATCTCTTCGTCGTCTCTGTCCGTTAGGTTCTTTACTTCCTTATAAAGTCGATAACCATAATCCTCTACCTGCTCGAATTCCTTGAACGATCCGTCTGCTTGACGCATTTTTCTGTTGTATCTCCAAGCAAAGGTTGGTTCCAAGCCAGAGGAGACATTTCCGTAGTAAATTGATGTCGTACCTGTTGGGGCTATTGTTAGAAGTACACTGTTTCGTATACCTATTCGAGATGAAATTTCATCTCGAATAGGTATTGGAAGCCTTTTGATAAATTTTCCTTGCATGTATTTGTCTACATCAAATAATGGAAATTGACCACGTTCTAGAGCTAGATCAATTGATGCTAAGTAGGCACTATTTCTAATCTTTTCCATTACGAGACGAGTGGTTATGACAGCCGTCTCGCTACCATAACGTATTCCAAGTTGTTGAAGCATATTTCCTAGACCAGTTATCCCTAATCCGGTACGTCTTTTGTTCATAGACTCCATACGCTGTTCCGAAATAGGATAGTGGGTTTCGTCAAGAACATTATCTAAGAACCTCATGGCTATTTTAGATACTTCTCCAATGCGATCAATTTTGAGAGAAGCATATTCGGAGAATGGATTTTTGACCATAACGGCTAGATTAATAGCTCCTAGATCACAAGCACCATGTGGGGGTAAACTTTGCTCTCCGCACGGATTTGTGCAATTGATCTTTTCGCAGTACCACAAATTGTTTTGCTCATTGATACGGTCAATGAATATCACCCCCGGCTCTGCATAATCGTAGGTAGAGCGCATTATCTTTTCCCACAATTCTCTTGCGGGAAGTTTGTGGTATATGTACCATATCACATCATCCCCCTGTGTTATTTCTCCTACATGTTGTCCATCTAACCTTGGTTTGTTAAACCCAAGTAACCACTCTTTATCTTCTTTCACAGCCCTCATGAATTTGTCTGAGACAAGAATTGAAATATTGAAATTGGTTAAACGACCAGGAGTATGTTTTGCTTCGATAAATTCCAACACATCTGGGTGATCACAAGCAAGTGTGGCCATCATGGCTCCTCGACGCCAGCCTGCAGCCATGATCGTTCCACACATAGTGTTCCATAAATCCATAAAGGTTATTGGTCCACTAGATGCGGTATTACGCTGACGTACTAATGCGCCTTTAGGACGAAGGGTTGAAAAATCCATTCCAATCCCACCACCCATCTGCTGTGTCAAGGAGGCTACTTCGAGAGACTGCATAATACCCATTATGTTTGGTTCATCTGACTCTGTCACCATGGAGTCTTCAATCGTAGGTGAGACAAAACAGTTGATCAAAGTTACTTTCCTACCAGTTCCAGCTCCCGCATGAATGCGCCCAGCTGGACACCATTCAAGACTTTTCATTACGTTTAATGCGTCTCCGAAGTGGGGTCCATCCATGTCGTGTAGGTAGACACCTCTACAAACTCGTTCGTGTGTATCCCAAATCGTCTCTTCGTCTCCATTACGGTACTTTTCACGCCAAACAATATTCGTTATTTCCTGCGTCTCTAACTTCATCGCAACCTCCTTATTTAGATCTCTAGGTGTGAACCTTTTGTGTCCTTGACTACTGTTATAACTCCGTCAAAAGGAAAATCGAGATTGTGCTGATCAATTAACCAAATTTGTTTATTGTGTTGTTTAGCTGTCTCTTGTAATAATTCGAGCATATCATCTTCCCCCGATCCTGATAACCAATAGAGACGCTCGTCCCACACCTGAATATTACAGTCTTGGTTAAATTGATGAAGAATTAGATTTGATAATGCTAAAGTACCCGCTAACCGTAGACGTTGTCCCTCTCCCCCAGACCAAATCTCCCAAGGTTTTGGACTAGAATTTGAGTTGATACCTGGATCAACCATTACTCGGAAGCCTCTGCTTATCTTACCTGCTTTGGTTTCACGTTCGACTTCCATACTTACAGACCAATCAGCCATTCCAAGGTCTGCTAGATAGCTATTTACTTCCACCTGAAGAGATGTAAGTGCCTCGTCTACTTCAAATAGTCGTATATCCTTAAAACCTCGAACCCAGTATTTTGCTAATTGTATATCATTATTTAATTCAGCTAAACTCTTTCGTGCTTCTTTCATCTCCCGTTTGTTATGTTTTAATCTCTTTTTACACTTTTGGATCTTTTTGTCATAAAACTCACTTAGTTGATCTAGTTGTGCTATTTGATTATTGATAGAATGGATCTTATTATCCAATCCCTTGATGTCAGAATTGGCCTGATTCAAGCTAAGGAATATTTTGGTAGACTTAGAGTGATCTAGCTTCTTTTTGAGTTCTTCGAGATCACTGAGTTTATCACTATATATTCCGATTTCAAGATCGTGATTCAGCTGTAAGTCACTTAGTGAATTACTATAATCCTTTTTTCTCTTTGTTATACGTTGTTTTTTCGATCTGCGATGTTGTGGTGATATTTTCTGTTTGCAGACAGGGCAGGTATCCTTTGACTCCAGTAAGTCGATAAGATCCTCATCTAAGCTCTCAATACGAACCTGAGTCTCTTTTAGCTTACCCTCTGTATTACGTATTTCGTTTGTAATAGTACCTAGATCTTTAGCTAATGCTCCAATCTTTATGGCTAGTTTATTATCCTTGGTCGTACGGGTTTCGAATTTTTCTTGCAAATTTACAGTTCGACTTTTAAGATCTGATTTTTTAGTTTTGATCTCACGTAGCTTGCGTTTCAGGACCCTCTGTGAATTACCAAACGATGCAGTCTTTTCGTCTGCTTCTACCATAGTTGAACTCAGAGTGTTTTTAAGCTCACTTCGTATCCCTTCTAATCGTGATAAGGTTTTCTCAAATTCGAGTTGGTCTTCTCTTAATACTGATAATGTTGTAGTAACCCGTTGTGAGCATTCCAACCAATAATCCAAATTGAGTAGTTCGGTAAAGACTGATAACTTATCTCTTGGTTTTAAGTCGAAAAACATTTGAGAGAATTGACCTATTACGATACTGTTTTGAAATGTATTTGAGCTGAAGCCGATGATGTCTTCAAGTTGCTCCTGCTTAACGCCACGTTCACGACTACCACGTGTGACAAGTAAATTGTTGGGACGATAACTCCTGGTAATACGCCTCTTTTTACCATTGGTTCTGTAGGTGATTTCAGCCCATGGTGTACCTGTATTCTGCCATGGTACTAGTTGAGGTGTTTTCGTCCCTCTAATACTAGATCCAAACAGACACCAATGTAGTACGTCAAAGATTGTACTCTTTCCCGCACCATTGGATCCTAATTCGGGGTCCACTCTGTTTTCTCCAGAGATGAAATGAAGTCCAGAACCAAAAGATGTAAAATCCAATTCGTGCTCACCTGTGAACGATTTAAAATTGGACCATTTAAGTTTGAGTATGTCCATTTTATTCTTCCAAAAATATACTTCCAGTTTGGACTAAGTCACTTCCTATATCATATCTGCTGCAGAATGCATCGAACGTTTCTGTATGGGTTCTAATCTTGGACTCGTTTTTAATTCTCTTATCATCTTTTCTTTTGGTGTCGTGCATTTCTTTTAGAATTACGCTGTGTAATATTAGGTCAATTTTCTTAGCTGTTTTCCGGACCTGATCTCTATGCTCAGGCCAGTTACCAAATTTACTACGAGGAAGATGAATACGAACTTTTGCTCTATCACCACTCTGCAACTTACGACGCATCTTGTTGAGGTCTTTTCCATGACTAAGGTCGAGCATAAGCTTTCGTGGTGCTGAAAACTGCACATCCTGTGTCTTAAATTTACGATTTAACAGAAGCACTCTAGGCTCGAATTGGTCTCCATAATGAATATGATAAGGACATCCTATGTATGTAATAGGACCAAGCTGTTGTGGAACGTGTATATCACCGGAGAAGATTGGACATCCAAAACGTTGAAATCGTCGAGAGCTAATACCCTCTAATACTCTTCCTGATTCAGATACTGATCCACGAAACGTTTGGTGCATAAATATTATACCAACTGATTCCATCTCAGGTTTGCTAAGGATACCCCAGTCCTCCCCAGGTTTGCGGGAGTGGGGTAGAAACAATCTGTTATGATAGATCGTTGGTGTTGATATATAGGTTACATTGGTATATTTTCCGAGAAAACCGAAGAATGGTTGTATAGGGTCTACATCGTAGTCGTGATTTCCACAGAGTATATACACGTTAAAGTGTTTTGCTAAAGACCTTATGCAATCCACAACTTTATTTACAAAAAAGTCTGCGTGATAGTTTTTTCTATTAGTAAGATCACCAAGTATTATTACAGTACCCACTTTGTTTCTAAAGTGTTTTATGATCCATGGAAACAAATCGAAGCGATAACTGTCTTCCCCTTTTTCTGTAAGGTGAAGATCTGTTGTCAACAACGCAACTGGATTGAATTTAGATGTCATAACTTAGTTTCCAACCATTTCTGTCCGAGGTACGGTACCATTTATAGTGAGTCATAAAATTTTGAACCGTATTAGGGACGTTATCTCCGTTGGTGTTAAACCAATATTCAGCATTTGATCTACCTTCGTTAGCATTACAATTACCTAGTGCTTGCTGGTCCATAGACCAAAGCCAAAACTCCAACATGTCACATGCTTTAAGCCACTTAAGATCTTCTGCTGATAGATCAAAGTTTATCCCAAGACTGGACTCTATAGAACTTTCAAATCTTTTAAGTTCATCCATTGTATCCTTTCCTAATAACCATTTAGCAGGTGATGGGATATCTCCTATCCATCTTTCGTGTACATCATGCCATAGTCCAGCTAGTATGAGATCTCTGGATGGGTTAGGATGAAGAATAGTTAATAGTGTAGCTACACCCCAACTATGTTCAGCAATACTGTAGCTACCGTGATGTGGGGTAGTATGACAACGTTCGGTACTCCCACCTTCGCGGATAGCCCGGACCCTATGAATGGTTTTTAGGATAGACACTAGAGCCTCCTTCTCAATCTCTTACGTGGTTCATTTGCTCGATATTTCCTATAGCCATATAGAGCCAATAGAGCCGCTTCGGCTCGTCCGTGATCTTTCTTTTTGGCAAAGAAGTAGTGATAATCAGGAAATTCCTCAATAGCTTTGGTGCATGAGTATTCTTTGTCCTTAGTAACTCTCATGATACGTTTCCATTGATTGGGAGGAACTCTAATTATGTTTTTAGTATATACAATAACACAACCAAGGATGATACCCTCTACCAATCCACCCTTTCTTGCCGATGATACACCCTCACGAGGTCTAGAACTATTACGTTCTACGTATGCTGCACCAAACGGTGCTAACTTACGCACCAAGTCTGCAAATGCTGGTAGGTTAACTTCATTTCCTCGTTTTCGTGCTTTCATAATTGGTACGTCTACAACAATCAGTTGTTTGCCATCCCACGACGCTAGAGCGCCTTGTAGACCAGGGTCAACACCTAATACCCTCATTTGTGATACTTCCTCTTTTGTGGTAAGAAACTGGATTCCACATCACGCCACCCTTCTGATACATGTTTAGATAGTTCTTCTCTAATATCATCAATGTCATCTAATTTAGAATGTTCAGCATCTTTACGGATTGCTTTAAGTTCTTTCTGTGTTAAATCAGTACGTTTTGTTTGATGATTTTCCAGCAACCAGTCGATAGACGCACAAACATCTTCGATACCGTACCCAAATAGGACGGGGAAACTACAAGATCTAAAGGGTAAACCAACTTTGTTCTTTGTGCATTTAACTTTGATGTTTACACCAACGGATCTTTTTACCTTGTTGATTTCGTGTCTTATTTCTCCTGTATGAGCCAGATATAATATTTGAGAAGCATAGAAGTCTAGAGCCGATCCTCCTGATCTTGTATATTGTCGACCAAACGAGACGTTAATCCGTTGTCGTGTCTGACTTATTACCATTAGATGACAGTTACTTTGCTCTAATTTTCTGATGACCCGACGGAACGTTTGTGACATCTTTTTTGCCTTACCCATACCGTAGCTGCCCTTATCTATTGCCTCTTTTAATTCAGCAGCATCGGAGAGGGCATCCAAGGAATCCAGAATATATAAACCAGCCTTCTTGACCCTATCTATATATTCCATAATGTCGTCATGAAACTCTTCTACGGTATTGAGAGGATGTCGTGGCCTTTCTATTCTTCCTATTGGTATGCCTAACGCATCGGCATATTCGTCATCGAACGCTGCTTCGGTCTCAGCAAACCTAGACTTGCACTTTGGGAATGCTCTTGCAAAGTTAGCCATGGCCTCGATAGCTAAAAGAGTTTTACCAGTAGACCTGTCCCCAATAATATTAGATACCCTCGCAAGAGGCCACCCCCCTCCGAGGACGTTATCTAGTACGGCAGCTCCACTATGGATGAAGGTGAACGATTTGCTAGGGGCAAGAAAATATGCCCCCAGCATCTCGTCTTGCGTGTCACTAAGGTGACGACGCTTACGTGTTTTAGGCATTGCTACTACAATTAGGTTGCTATAGGGCTCCTAAGCGAATGCCTTAATCGTAGCAACACTAACGCGGAGATTTTCAAGCATCTTCTCTTGAGTGCCCAGCCGATCTTGTACCAGCTGGTAAACTCCTGCGGCGGGAGATTCTGGCTGTGACTTTTCCTCCTTGGCGGGTTGGGGACCACGGAAGCGAATAATAAAACCCTCCAGTTCTTCTATCTCCTTTTGTAGCCGATCATTGTGTTCGTTCAGTCTCCCAATGATGTTGTCCATTGAGGTAGCATCACTGACGGCAGTTTCGTTAGACATGTTGAAGCTCCTATTTATTCCAGGGTTTGAACGCAGTCGCTCTTACGATCCAAATCACCGACGACGCTTAGACGACTTTTTCTTTCCCTTTGACTTGGTTGTCTTTTTGGCTCGATTAGCAGCCTTTTTCAAACGGCTCGCAGACGACTCCTTTTTCTTAGAGCTCTTACGACGCTTAGGCTTTTTCTCCTCCTCATCCTCATCTTCATCGTCTTCATCGTCATCTTCATCTTCGTCATTATCTTCGTCTTCATCTTCATCATCGTCTTCATCTTCATCATCGTCTTCATCGTCATCTTCATCTTCGTCATTATCTTCGTCTTCGTCTTCATCATCGTCTTCGTCTTCATCTTCGTCTTCGTCTTCATCTTCGTCTTTCTTGCTCTTTTTCTTAGAGCTCTTACGACGACGTGACTTTTTCTTCTTACCTTCATCGTCGTCATCGTCATCTTCGTCTTCGTCATCATCACTAGATGTTGCTTGCCCCTCTAGTATGCTTTGGAGATACTCATTGTCGAAGAAAACCAAAGCTTTATTGAGTGGGTTCTCTTGGATAAACGACAATATTCTCTCCATGTCATCTTCGTCAGATACGATTGGTCTTTGTTTTCCGAGACGGATACCAGTGTACTTGGTCTTTAGCTTGGCTCCCTCTTTGTTGAATAGAATATCGTGACCATCTTCAGGGTGGTCTAACTCAATTACTTCACCATCTTCGTCCTTGCAGACCAATACTGTATCTTTCCAGGTTCCAAACGGCATTGCCCAGAGTAGTGGATCAGCTGTATCAGCCTTCCGGTCGATGAGCCACGCAGCCTTACGCTTTTTATGTTTGAATGAAGATGCGTCGTCAGCTTCACCCTCTTTTGTGAGGCGTTTTTGCTCATCACAAATGGCACATTCCTCATCTTCTCCCAACATCTTACGGCATAGATATGTCTGCTCGTCAGCTCCAATACCATAGTGTACTAGAAGGGTAAGAGCAAAGTCACTGGGATCTTCAAAGGTTGGTGGGAGGACACGTATTCGATTAGAGCCATCGTGAGGCTTAAACGTGGGAATGCCATCTTTGATGTAGGCATCAAATTGACCTGAACTCTCAGAGGAGCTCTTGTCATAATCTTGCTTAGAACGACTCGTATATTTGAAACCCTTTTTCTTATCACGCTTCTTTGTCTTTTTTGCCATTTTATATCTCCTCATCGTTCTGGCGTTTAGGTTCTGGATGTTTCTCATCCACGTGTAGTAACGTTTCGTACTCGTGTTTAGTGCGGTGCCAAGCGATTGCGGCTAATCTAACTAAACAATACACGATGGCAGGGCCACCGAAGATGATAATAATCATCCATGTTAGGTTGGTTATTAATTCTGGCATAATTTAGACCTCAGTATGACCTTACTATTTACACCCTAACGACCTTTTCTTTGCCACACTCCGAACAGCGATAGGTGACGATGCAAGGCTTCGTGCTCGGATTGGTCGTACCTTCCCAGTTAAATTTCGCGTTTCCCGACTGCTCGATCATAGATGGTAGGATTTCCTTGTTTTTCACGACCCATTTGTGAAGCCAGCACATGGTTCAATCCTTTCTCATTATTCTTAGCTAGGACGCTTACGATGACGCTTGGCTTGCTTTTTGATCTTATCCCACAATAGAACTGCTGGCAGGGCAACTATCATGAGGATCGGTGCTGTTAGCCAAATTAGTATCCACCTTGTTATAAAATCCGCCTCAACAAGTGTCTGTCTCATTGTATCTAGCACTGTTCAGATTCCTTCCTTATTGAGGACGCTTACGATGACGCTTGACACTCGTCTCTCGTCGATCTTTCATCTTACCTGTTATCCGTTCTACTTCAGCCTCCTGTCTTTCCTTACGCATACCTGAGGCTGATCGAGAGGAGTAGTACGAAGCAAGGAAAAGATCAACCATATCTCTAAGGGCGTAAGACCGATGCCTAAACGATGTGGTTAAAGCTTCCAACCGTCGTTGTGTATGACGTGCGTTAAGTTGTTTGATCACCATCTTTTTACGATCTTCATCACTAGCGATAATAGCCTTGATCGCATTCTCTGTGATACGATCACCCTCGGTCTCAGCATCTGCTCTTGCTTGAGTATCGAGGTCAGCTTCTAACTCCTTGATCTGTTCATCTAGCGACTCTACTTGAGACTTAGCTAGTGATGCTGCTTCAGCTACCTCACCGTATAATTCTGGTTGCTGCTCGACTTCATCATCCAGCGCATGTTTATCAATTTTCAACCTCTGGCGAAGTTCGTCTGGATCAAATCTCAGCTCCAATTCATAGCTAGGCCATTCGGTAGCTTTCTTCTTAGTCTTCTTGATCTTTCTTCTTGCCATCTTCCTATTCCCTTTTATCCTATTTTAGGACCGCCTCCAAGGCCTGCAGGCGAGGATTTGACCTTGAAAGGGTAAAACCCCGCTTAAATTTAGTCTCATTAGCCTGCGGGCTTCTTATTAGGTTAATACAGTGGGCCTTTTAGATATTGGGCCAAAGGTCGTCACGATGTCGCCGTAACAATTCTTTTATCTTAATCTCGGTTTCCTCGTCGTGGTCCAACATTAGTAATCTAACACGTGTAGCAATAATTATTTTATCACGAAATGGGGTCAAGCCGATAATTTCATCAGGTTCATGATCATCTATTGTTAGTAGCATCTTAATTTTCATGATTTCTTTTCCTTAGTCAAAACATAGACGACCCACAGCCAGCAGGAGGGGCGCTTTACCTTCACGATCCAAGTATGGTTGAGAGAATTCATCCATTATTGCTAACATCCGCTGCGGGTCCTTTCCTTTGATCGCAACTGTCGTCATGTACCTAAGAACAATTATACGAACAGACTCGGGTGAGCTCTCTATCTTACCTATACACGTGGTAAGTTCTTTCCATGATGCACCCTTCATGAGAATTCGGCAGAGATCGATCGCTTCCTTTGATGTTCCAACTTCACCAGTGCATAGAGCTCGTACTTCATCCTCGTCTTTTAAATGACCACAGCGAGCAAGCATAGAGAGAGCTAGTCTTGGGCTACCTTCAGCAGCGTCAGCTATCTCTGTTAGTGCTTCTCGGTTCTTACGTATTGATAGTCGTTCAGCTTTTGCTATCTCTGTTAAGAGTTCGAAGATGTCAGTTCTGGGTACTGGTTTCAATACGTAGTCAAGGCACCGTGTACGGACTTCTTTGGGGACCTTTGATAGTACTGTTGTACATAAGATCCAATAAACATTTTCCGGTGGCTCTTCAAGGATCTTTAGTAAGCTTTTAAAGGCTTGAGCTGATACAGCGTGGCATTCATCAACTATGACTACTCTTGGTGACCCACCAACTGATTTATATAGCAGGTGTGTCATAAGTTCCCGCATAGCGTCTATTCCAGTTGTCGATGCCCCATCAACCTCGATTAGATCAAATGACTTGCACCCAATCTCTTTGGCGATGATTCGTCCAATCGTAGTTTTACCAACACCCGATGGACCAGAGAGTAGAAAGGATCTACCACGCTTCTTTTTCAATGCTATAGAGATTGATTTGCAAACTGCTGATTGCCCCTTGACATCATCAAAATTAGTTGGACGATATTTGTTGATAAGTTCATTAGTCATGCTCGTCTCCAAGTAAGTTGTAGTTTACCTTTACCCCACCAAAGTTGAAATATTCCACGTGCATCTGATGTAGTATGTCTCTGACGGGCGTGTTGTGACATGTAGAACTTCTTTGGACACTTCCACGCAAACTCTTTTGGGTAGAAGAATTCAATGCCTATATCTAAGACCATACCCTTTCTTCCTCTCTAATCACGTTCTATCCATCCAATAACACTTTGGACAACATTTTCCTCCTGGAAGATATACTACTAGATATTCGTAACATTTAGGACAAGTTATTTGTGGGGACCTAAATAGCCACGTAGAAAATAACCAGTCCCAAAAATTATTCCAGATACTCATCAGAACCCACACTCCTTCCGGTTTAAAAGCCCAAGATCATCTGAGTAAATAGTAGACACTTCCTCTTGATCAAACCAATTTGGACCCTTACCTATTTCGAGACATAGTGGTACTGTAATCCAAGGAAAGTGTTCGCATTGTAGCATTTCATATGCTATGAATTCTAGGTCCCTATCAATAGTTTTCTTTGGTATCCAGAATCCTAATTCATCATGTACCATTAGACGTGCTTGGAACTGCCACTCTTCTAGTTCTTGTGCAGCCTCTGATAGACGATCCATTGCGTGTAGGACAATTTCTACCTCCGCGTTTTGAATAGGTGTATTGATGATCTCACCATGGTCTAATGGACCATGGCGCCTCCACCCGGTTGGTCCTTCTACATAACCATTATCATCGTAAAAGTTTCTCATGCGCTTCTGATAACTACTTAACCCGGGCATCTCTCTAAAAAATTGTCTAATGAGTGGTTTTAGATCTTCTACTGGAATATGTAGATATTCAGATACTGATTTTGCAGTAGCTCCAAAAATTAGGGGGAACGTCCACTGGTTCTTTACATCTGTGCGGAACTTTTTCAGTGCGTCTTTGTCTTTGAGAAACTTCTCCCCACCTATTCGACGTGGATATGCACGGGCTAGTTTCTTTGTCCACCTCATGTGAATGTCATTTCTATCCCAGAGATAGGTACAATACATTTTGTCATGTGATAGCATACCTGCAATCCGTGCTTGGATTTGGCCGTAATCTATTGCCACGAACCAGCAATCGTCTTCAGTTACGTGACTTGGTAGGTTATAATCAAATCCACTTTTTATCCTTTCACGTATAGCACGGGTTGGTGATATGAACAAGCGGCGTAGATCTGAGTAACCTTCATCTCGTTTAGGCCAGAACTGTTCATTCGGGAAAGAACAGGATGTCCTCCGTGTTACAAGAAACTGAGTTTGAAGAGCTGCGTGTGTCATACCATCAGGCCAAATACACAAGCCAGTTGCTTTCTTTTTGGTTATTACTACCTTTGGAGCATGATCCTTCGGTAGTAGAGGATCAACATATTTTGACTTGTTTCCACGTACAGCGCGATACTCACGTATTTTCTTGGCGATCTTGAGTGGGATCTTCTCCAAAACTGCGTCTTCTGTTGAGTATTTTGCTTTTCCCTTTTCGTCTTCTCCCACCTTACATTCTTTACGACCTAGGACATTTTTTAACATCAACAAGACGTCTTGTGGGGATGAGGGTTTGAATCTTCTCCCCATCCTCTTCTCAAATTTGGATGCTGCTGAACTATTCTGGAACCAAGTCTCAAGCTTAACTATTTTGGGACTATATTTTTCATCAAATCCAAGTAAGGCATCAAAGTCAATCAACATTCCGAAGTGAGATTTAAGTGCAACTGTAGGTACGTGCCGCACTTGTTCTCTATACACATCTAATAATTTTTTATATTCTATCACTTTCTGTTGTACAACAAATAAAGCATGTTCCCATTTAGCATCTAATGCATTATAAAGTAGAACTTTAGGTAGAGGTTCATTATCTAAGTTACTAAGATTAACTGGTACCACATCCTTTAGCCGGAAACCAAAGTTGGTTAATATTAGAGCATCGAGGTTGGTGGTACCACGTTGTCTACCGAGTACATATGCTTGAGCCATTGTGTCGTGCCAAGTACAGCATCTAGCTAAATCTTTTCCAAAGAACTCGATAGTCCATTCTAATTCAAAGAATAGATGGTGTGCAATTTTCTCAGTATCTGATCGGAGAAATGAAATCCAAGCTTGCCATACTTCCTCGAACTGGCTCTTAGTCCATTCAGCTTCTCTATGTTTTATTGGAAATGCAATCGTATCCTTCTTAGTTCCTACAGCAATAGTGAGTATGCGTGCGTTTTGTCCATAAGGTCGAACCTGTTTTTCTACAATAGCAGGTTTCTCATCACTAGCTGTCTCGTAGTCAAAAGCAACTTTGGATAATTTAGCATATTGATCCAACTTCTTTTTTATTAGCTTGACATCTTTCCATCCTCTTTCTCCAGTAATGATTTTAATATTACTCTTGATTTCATCTTCACTGATAATAGTAGCTTTTGGAAGTGATTCTAATTCGTTGATTGCACGTTGTATATCCCGATCAAATGTTCGCTCCTGTTCACTAGGAATTTCTCTCCGAGTTTTGGGATGACGTCTACGCATTCGGCTAAGGTATGATGGGTGATAAAATGGATAATACCAACAGCAGTGATTTCCTACTTGTATTGGAATACGTAGGCCACGCCAAGAAGTAATCCTTTCCTCACCTATTGCCCACTTGAGTGGGATACCACCAAAACCAAAGATCACTTTTGGTTTGGTCTTTTCTATATCTGATATCAGACGTGGTCGGCAGCAGGTTATCTCAATAGATGTTGGAGTAACATTCTTATCTTTGTGACAATTTATGGTATTATTCAAACGAGCAATTTCTAGTAGCTCTTCTGGTATATATTCTCTAAGTAAATGTCCTGACTTACCAATAAATTGTTCATTGAGCTTATCTTCTTCTACTCCTGGTCCCTCCCCTAAAATGTATGCCAATGGTTTCTTGGAGCCAGTTGCATCCATCTTTGGATGACGTAGATCCTTAACGCGATCAAGAGGACATGCTTTGCAGCCCATTTTAAATAATGTATGCATCGAGAATTGTCGTGAGCTACCACGTTTCTTAGTACTTTCATCTTCATCGAAGAGCCAACCCCCCACAGTACTATCCTTTCCTTATAGAAAGCAGTTCTTTACATGTGTATGTTTGGTCGGAAAACATATTGACCCGAAAAGCACCGAGGATACGAGAAGCTACATATTTACTTGGTTTCTCTCCATCAGGATTGTGGTCCCTCCTTAATATATTTAGTGCACTGAATGGCGAATGTGCCAATACTATTCCTACGTGTTCAATTCTAGTTAGGATACTTTTCGAGTATTTACTATTATAGATGGCACATACTAGATACTTATGGGGTTTTGTCTTTTTGTTTATTTTTGACATTTCTCATCTCCTCTGTGTTATCTGTTAGCAACCACGTAGATGAAATCACCCGATTTGGATCGCATTACAGTAGTGTTACTACCAAAGGATATTTCTTCACATTTATCTAGTTGCTTGATTATAAGGTCAGCTGCGATTTTGGCACTTATATCAGATGTGTTCTCACCATCTTTAAAATCTACCAAATCTTTTAATGAGGTTCCATCTTTTGACCTAGTATGAAAGAGTATTCCTGTCTCTTCAGAGGTAATGTGACAAGTACCCTCATCACCTATCGTATTGGCTCTTTTTAGGGCAGCAGCAAGATCTTCAGTTATTGGTATAAAGTCTAATTCCTCTGAGACTGTCTCCTCAAACTTACCAACAATGTTGGGCATTTCGACATTGATTAGCTTACCTACAATAACATTTTCTCCATCACCCCAATCTAAAACAACGCTATCCTCATTAATGTGAAGCTTTGCTGACATTCCAAATTCTTTAGACATCGGTACAGCAGCTTTGCAGAATGATGAAGGTATTGAGATTTGTTTGTTCTTTTTTCTAAGAACTCCCAAGAGCTTTCTTGATCTTGATTTCAAGTCATGGACATCAAAATGGGAGATTGTAGATCGTCCTCGTCCTACCCCGTATACACCTAATGAGGCACCAAACGTAAGTATGATGCCACCTATCCAACTTCCTAATCCAGTATCGGGAGACTGACTAGAACACATCTCGATAGCTGTAAAGAAACTCTCACCTACAGTCAATGATATTGCTTGTTCTACATCTGGAAATTCAAATGGCCATTCTTCATCTGGAAGTGACGACAATAATAGTTTGCTAGACCCACATCTGATGATAAGATTTCCTTTCTTACTAATAGCAAGTTTGACCTCTTTGGTGTTACAGGCTGATAGAAAGCCGGTTAATTTCTTACCTGGAACGATTACCTTCTCGAATGCATTTACAGATAAGCATGTAGCTATCACGTCATTGGATGCTATAACGTGAGTACCAGTAAACCAAAAACTCTTGAGTATTGGTAAAACAACCTCATTATCACTAAGAAGAGCAGGTGCTGCTAATTTTAGTGTATCGAGAAGTTCCTCTCTTTTCATGTTGACTACTCCTCTCCTTCTGGTCCAGGTATTGCTTCCGCCTGTGCATCTATCCTTGCTTCTGTTAGTGCATCATCATCAAAGTTATCATCCTCTGGCTTGCTTTTAGGTAAGCGTGGATCGTCAATTTGGTCAGGGTGATAGGTAGGATAGGGGGGGTCTGAATCCTCACCCTCATCAAAGCCGAATGGGTGTTTCATACCTGACGGTTCGGTTTCATCTGTTAGTGCTAAAGGAGGGAAACTCATATTCAATTCCTTGATTCTGGTAACATGACCAATTTCGATCATATGCTCTACCAAAATTAGAAGGTATCCGACCAAATCCAGGCAGTCATCTAATATAGTTTCATTTCGACCATCTGCTTCGAATACATCGAAGATGTCGTACTTTGCTGGATGTCGTGTCTCGCAGGCCTGTTCGATACGATCCCATTTTCTAGCTATTACCATAAAGGCTCCAGCTCCCCCACGCTTTCGCCAAGAGCTTCCATACTGAATGTCTTTATCATTTACGAACTTTACCAGTTCTTCAGCTATGAGATTTAGGCGGTGGTATTGGCGGCCATATCGTTTCATATCTGCATTAATCATGACCAGCTTAGATGCGGGCTTGTCAGACATTTCTCTTCCTTTCTTTGTTCAAGGTTCAACCGTTTGCATCCTTTAGTTAGTAATACAGCTAGTGTTTAATTGAACGCCTCTTCATCCAATGTCGAGCTGCGTGCAACCAGTCGATATGTTGCGTGTTTGGTAACAAATAATCTAGTTCCCAATCAATGCATTCAAATTGATTGGGATCGTCTTTACGCCTTCGAAATATCATATACGCTTTTACCATAGGGATCGCGACTCTTGAAAAGATAGGGTTACGCCATGGATACATATAATACATATCTATTTTTGGTTCGTCTTCTTTGGTAGCCCCCAACCGTGCGTCGTGCCATTGAAAAAAGTGATGTAATTCTTGATCGAATTTAACTGGATCGTAGATTAGCTGGGTTGGTTTGACTACTCCAGTGGAATATTCATCGTTATGATATGTAATAGGTGGCCGACCAATTGAGGGGGGTCTTAATGATTTAAGTTTATCAAAAATTTCAGTGTAGGCATGAAAGTTGTTGCTAATTTGATATAGTGATCCAACATCTATACCAAGATTGGCAGCCAAATACTCTTGTAGGATAGAAAATTGTACCGCATTGGCCCCGGCTGCACCCCAAATTACATCATTGGACCTGCAGAATACGGTCATATCTAAAAGCTGATTATTGATCCAAGGTGTAACGATGAGATTACACGGGATATCTTTGACATTCTCATGCTCGTGTAGATCATCTTCACAGTCCCATATCTGAATAACAGCGCGACGAGATTGTGGATGTTTTTTAAGAAGTATTTCAACTTTGATCAACTGATCAATTGGCCAATGTAGATGCCATCTATAACCATAAGCCCCGTGAAAGGTTGTTCCATCATCAGAGAAGTTTGACATACGACGAACGTAGTGAGTCAAAGTTGCAACATCTCGTCTGCCAGCTAGCATCCATAGTGCTTCTATAAGATGGAAAAAGGGATTGGCATCCCTAATAGGTGAGAAGAGTACTCTTTCCATAGGCTTTCTATAGACAGTAGTGACAGGAGTTGGTGCTACAATAACCTCACCTGCTCTAGATGAGTTACGTTCTCCTTCTTTCTCAAGATGTTGAAGCATTTCAGGAAGTGCTTCATTTACGTTCCTAACATCTAGTACGTGCATGTTATATCTCCTTTTCCCTCTGTACTGTACGCGCTCGGATTTCACTTGCTACACGAGCACGAAATTCCGAACAACCATCTAGCGCCGCTGCTTCGACCAATTCTGCACACGCCTCACGCTCACGCTCCCGAATGATTTCATTCTCGCGTTTCCAGGTTTTCTCGGGAATGATGACCACCCGGTCAGAACCGTTTCCTTCGAGCGTTTCTAGAGCGTGGGGCTGATCAGCCGCTCCGATGTAGATGACTAGGGGACTATCTTCTGTCATGGCTCATACCCTCCTCGTAAGTGGTTACACATCAAACCAAGGGAGTTGACTATGTCGACCCCTTTCTCCTCCCCATGGTACATCGTCTACATGTCTTATAGCATTGTAATTTATTAATTCAATGTCAAAGGATTCTATAGATGATAGATGTTGATTTTCAATCCAAAACCTACGTATGTTTACTTGAGACACGTTTGTAAAGGTAATGTAAAATGGTACTCCTGTAAATGATAACATTCGTAGATTACGTTCAAACCTCTGCCAGTTGGGATGCTTACGTGTGTTATCCATCCACTCCTTGCGATCATAACCTTTGATATTGACTGCTATAAGCACGTGGTCTCTTACACATTTTAGATACTGTAGTGTGTCCGATGAATAATTAACCTCAGTAAGCATCATATCTGAATGGAATACCCATTTTCTATGTAGTAACTTTTTCCGCCGTGCAAGTTCTCCAATTAACTCTGGCCAGCGAACCATACTTAGAGCAGGGGCACCACCCATAAGATGAAATACTTGTAGGTTAGACTCAATAAACGCGTCAACCATTTGTGCAGTAGATACCTGCTCATATTTACCCCACACACCTTCTCGCGTGACGTAACAATATGGACAGTCTAAGTTACAACCAAACAACTGAACGACAAACTGATGTTGTGCTTTCCATCCGAGACGTTTCATGCATATTTCTGAGAATTGGTCGTATCCTCCTCCTCCGCGTTTAGTGTCACAAGATCTGTATAGTCCCCCATTCAGAATATCTTCCTCACGAACATCGAGACGTTGACCCCTACTTAGTGGAACCACTTTCCAATTCTTTTTGGGATCACGAGTTCCCATTACCATTTCTCAGACCTTTCTGTTGACTAGATATTACCAAATCAGCAAATTCATCGAAACCAACTATGTCTTTGTCAGATAGGTTGCTCACTACATAGTCTCTAGTTCTCGTCATTTGAGTATTGGTAAGATCCAATAGCCAACGTGTGCGCTCCTCTGACATATCTATTTGTAAGTCTTGATACAACTGTAGCATACTCTCAAAGACATTAGAAGTTAGGTCACTACAGTTTAATAATACAGTGTCCCGAGTCTCATTACAAATTGTATTATAGAAAGCAACGAATTCTGTACATTCCCTCCTTCGGAACTTCACGTTCGCTTTGTGCCATTCAATAGATAATGATTTATCAATTCCGGTCTTAGTCAACGTGCTTTCTCGTGAAAGTGCTACATAGGAGGATAACATATCTTTGTGGTCACGTACCAAAAACAGGAGCTTTGCATACGGAAAGGACTTGAACAATGCACGGTAAAATGACACATCTTCGTTTTCCTTTGTGACCCAAATTCTGTCCTTGCCTCGGTAATATGCTACTTTTCTTATTACACGCATAAAGACTTTTAGTAGACGTTCCTGGTTTTTACTATTGAGAGTGTTGAAGTGAGTTAACTTATCCAAAAGTGAGGTAAACGGAAATCTCCGGAATACGAAATAATGATGATAGAATTTCTCTTCTAGAAATATACCATGTTCTTCATGATTACCATAAAGGTGAGGATGCATCTGACTGGCTAGAAGACCAGCAGTATCCTTATTAGACCAATAATTCCAACCGTTGATCCAATCTCTAAGTCTTAAACAATCTAATAAGTACCATATACATATATAAGGCCAACGCCATTCTAGATAGGTAACTGCAAAGAACACATCCTTATCATCGGCCAACAACCGATGTAGGAAGGTAGAACCACTTCTGGGTTGGCTAATAATGAAGACAGGATCCTTGAGACTTACGCAGTTCAGTTGTCTACTAAATATCACTTCATCTAATAACCACAAGGTACAATGTAGTGGGCTCAATACTAGGTCACGCAGCAAGTATGTGAGTAGTCGCAGCTTGACACGTTTAGGAAGCTGTTTGTCTCTACACGTTGCTCGGAAGACACACCAATACGAACCCCAGTGTGATAGGGGATTGATATAGCCTAGAAGAACAGCTACTGTGCAGATTAATATAATAATAGAGAGAAGCACTGCTCATTCCCTCTATTTCGTACGCCAGAACTCTATGGCCATCTGGATGTCATGAGTCAGTTGGTTGCAAAGATTGGTGTGAGATTCATCGTCTGCCTCCATGACGATTTCGCATCCACGTTCAGCCCGCCGTTCATGGACGTGGGCGATGGCTCTGGCATTTTCTTTCGGTGTCATCACGCCCTCCTTAGTTTTCGTCGTCCTCGGTCGTCATTTCAACAGGCTGAACCTGGGCAGCATCCTCCTCCCCACAGAAGAATTCGCCAGCGGAGTTGAATGCCATCACCCGATTGTTGTCGTGATGATACTCGCTCTTGAAGCAGAGCAATTCCGGGTTCTCCTGTGTCACGAACGGTCCTGGTGGTGCTTCCTTTAGTGAGCAGGGCCAGCCTATCGGTGTGATGATTTTCTGGATCATGTTAGCCTCCTTTCTAACAACTGATATATTGCACGCATGGGTTTACGATAGTCAATGATAACTGTTTCTTCACCCTCACTCTCGAACTTCTTACGTGTAGCTTCGGTTGCAATGAACTTTTTCTCTACATGCTTAGTTCCACTACTACCCCTTATTCTACCAGAAGCAGCAGTCTTATTTTTGTTACGAGCTTCGATCCGTTCGTAGCAGACTTCTAGTGGGGTATCCATATAGCACCAAGTAATACCTCCGAGCTCTTGTGATAATTCATAAAACCTTCTGAATAGACCACTGACGATAAAACCCTCAAAGAATACATGACCTTTACCTGCAAATTTTCTTACTATATCACATACATCATCCAATCCACCAAAGTGCTTCATGACATAATCTGCACCCCCAGACATAGTTACATAGGAGCCGACGAAATAGACTGGGTCTCCCTTATACATACCTTTATACCCTATTACCCGCCCTATGAGACGACCTGGCTCCGGGTCTGCGTATAGAGGAGTAGCGTTGCTCTTCTTCATCAGCTCCCTAATAATCCAAGACTTGCCTGATCCGTTGCAGCCACGAATATTCACGATGCGATATTTATTGCGTTTTCTAGACACCGTTTTTTCCTCCGTCTTCGGTGCATATGATGCGTCTAGTTTAATGGTTTGTAGGGCTTCTCCCTGATGTCTTTTTCAATTAGACGTTGGCGCTAGACGTTGGCGCAACTCCTCGTGGCGGATCTTAATGGTACGCATCATCTCGGCTTCACCATCTGGGCCAAGGTTATTCAACAACTTGTCGTAGTCTACATCAATACGGCTGCCAAACTTGCGGCTGATACCGGCTGCCTCCACAGTCGAGACAAAGGCACGGAGCGTATCCTGCTGTTCAATTAAACCCTTATGGCTTGCCGCCGCCGCACCAAGCGCGTTAATCACCCGCTGCAACGTCAGATTAATAGCAATTTGCTGTGCCAATAAGTTTTCGAGCACCTGTGGCAAGCTAAATTGCACCCGGAAAAAACACCTCAGTCCCTTCAACATTGTTTCATCCTCCTTCTTCGGTTCAGCATAATGCGTCCGAGTTCCTTGACACTCACTTCTACAGCTCCTGCCTTCACGGCTAGCGCGCGCTTGGATAGACATATGTCAAAATGGCTGCGAGGTGTGCCTGGATATTGATGCCACTTGCGTTGTACACCAATCTTGTCTACCATAGTTAACAGCTCTTCGTCGCTATCGGCTATCATGTGACACATGATTAGGCGTCCGAAAGGAGCACGCATGTTGTCTACTCGAACGGTCATAACGTTTTTACCACCTTGACGTTACCAAAATCGTTTACCAACCTCCTTCTATCTCTATAGACACCTTTAAGTTGTCCCCGAGGTTCTGACCATCCCCCAAATTCACCTAATAGTCTTATATCAAAAATCACCCCTCTTGCTTTCCATAATATTTTAGATAGGTTGTTGTCATGTAGCTTTAGTTGTTTAAGGTCTCTGTCAATATCATGACCGTGGTAGTATTTTCCGTTAGTCAATGACTGCCAATCACATAACATACTTTCTAGTTGGTCTAACCCGTTGACTGGCGCACCGAAGTCTATAGTTACTCGTAATAGATCTCGATGTACTTTATTATTGTTAGCACATATGTCCCAACCTAGTCCTGTTAGTGTGTTAAGACCAGCTATCGGCCCTGCTGTCGCGCCTGGCTTTGTTCCAATATCAGGAGCGGTGATGGGGTATGAATGAACGAATTTCATCATGTCACAGAACTTGTAGCTAGACCAAGGTCCATGATAGGGTAATTCCGAAACAGCTTCTCTAATTTTAGCCCAACTCTTTTCACGGTTATTACTGACTAGGTTGTCTACCCATGAAACTAAATCCCCATCGGTGAGTGATACCAATGTATTTATCTGATTAAGTGCCTGCTCGTTGCCTCGAAAGCAACGACGTTGTTTGAAATAGGGAAGGTCATTACTCCAGTCCTTCTTTCGGATGATATCTGGTTTTGGATATCGTTTCCAAGCTTGAACAGCACTACCAAGATGGTAGTACAATAAATAAATACATGTGAACCAAAGTGCAGTGTTACGGTCTAATTTGAGTTTCTTATACATGTGTCTTAATATAGGGAATTGAGGGTCCAAATCTCCGGAGAGGATCATTGCGCGGCCGAACCGGGCAAAGTCTCTTAGTTCTTTAGATTTATCTTTGTACCACATAATAGACCTATCTTAGGACCGCCTCCAAGGCCTGCAGGGGAGGATTTGACCCTTTAAGGGTAAAAACCCCGTTAATTTAGTCTCCGTTACCTGCGGGCCTTGGAGGGGTCGGTAAAACGGTACATATTTCGTCAAATAGCTCCGAAGGGATATTTGGGTCAGTAGTAACACCAATTCCCCCTGAGTAATCGTCAGTAAATAGGCAACATTGTTTTACCTTCTCTAATACTATTCGCAGGCGCCACTTCTCGTCATCGGCGGCTTTGGCGCGGTCTTTCCATGTGATACGAGCCTTCGCACCGTCTATACCTGCGGTCGCTTCACCCATCCAATATTCTGAGGTTTTCTCCAACTCCGCCCCCCGCTCCCGTGTCTCCTTTATAGTTTTAACTAATCCATTACACTCCTCCGCTGTAACCAACTCATGTAGTTCATGGAGTTTTTCACTTCCTTGTGTATATTCTGGAATTTCTTCCTCGTAGAAACCCCAAATCAATTGACCTTGTAGCTCCTCGATCTTGTTGGCTACTTCGTTTAAGAACATCGTACCCTGTTCAATTGTCATAAATACAATGCTGGAGCCACGCAGTCGTTCAATGATGTCAGTCGTTGTGAGGTCTACCATGATATATCTCCTACCACTCATTTGATTTTTTCGGGACGAAACGTTCTAACACACCTTGTCCAAGTTTGATCCTTTCGATCTTGTCAAACTCACAAAGCCAATGTTCGACCTCTCGCATTTCCCAAGGTGGTGTATGTAGACCCCACCTTGGCTCTTGAGATTTTGCTAAGAGACCTTGCATGGCTTCTAATGCATTCTTTTTCGGGAAGGAACAACCTTCAATCTGCCTCGTCTTCGGTTGATACCCCCAAAGTCGGGTCAATCCTCGAAGAGCCCCCGGCCCGGCATTTGCCCAAGTCATAATATCAGGGGCGTTACGTAGGTATACCGTATGACGAAGATCTGAGACGACTTCATAAGCCAAGAAGTCTCCAAGACCTCGTTGACTACGAAGCCATTTCCACATGTCTTCTAGACTATTGGTATTGATAATCCAAGATGGATGGCGTAGTTCGCGGTAGAGAGGGGTGAGTACAGAATTTACGAGATAGATAGCACGTTCGCTCCCTTTTGGGCATGAACCGAGTAGATATGCACCTGTATAGATTTTCTTACCTCCATCCTTACGACGATGCAAGACCCCCAATACCTTTTCTGGGTTCCAACGTTTGGGAAAGCCTATCTCCTCTAAGGTGGGAGGCCAATTGATTAACCTAGCTAGTGCCATTGCAAAAGGTAGGTTGGGATGATCTGCATAAGGCTCACGCCAATTCTCCCGTAACCAAATAGTCACCTTATCATGTTCTCTAAATAAATTACAGAATTTGTACTTCTGGAAAATAGGGTCATCCGTCCATGGTGGGATTTGGCTAAATTCCCTATCCCTACGTAAGCGAATATTGTAACGCTCCTTAGCCGTCTTGAAATATCGACGTAGCTGAGTGTATTTAGGTCCACACGCTACCTGCTCGGATGTTAGTGTAGTTGTCATAACGACCTCACTTTCTCGTTGTTCGGATCCTATATAACAATACAGCGACGAAGAAAATAATAAGGAGGGAGGAACGCAATGAACCCCCCTCCTTTAATTAGATATTCAGGTCGAAGAATGTTACGAAAGTTTGATCCAACCCTTCTCCTCGGCGACGCTGAGGAACTTGGACGTACCCCCTGCCGCAGTGTACTTAGCAACCGTCTTAGATGCTTTCATGATCTTGAACATGTCGGCACGCTTGGAACCTTCCCTCAGCTTTGGTTTACGGTCGAGAACCTTGATCTTCTTGTTTGCATTCTCGCTGGGTCGACCACGACCTTTACCATTAGACGATTCCTTTTTCGTCTTGGATTTTCCTTTGCTCTCTTTCTTGGTCTTAGTTGATTTATTTTCCTTCTTGTCCTTCTTGGTCTTGTCCTTCTTGGTGGTTTTATTTTTGTCCTCAGTCTTCTTGGTCTTCTTGTTCTTCTTTTTCTCTTCGGTCTTCTTGTCCTTTTTACTCATAGCCTTAGTCTCCTTTTCATCTTCGTCTTCATCTTCATCTTCGTCTTCATCTTCATCTTCATCTTCGTCTTCGTCTTCATCATCTTCGTCATCATCTTCATCTTCGTCTTCGTCATCATCTTCGTCTTCATCGTCATCTTCGTCTTCGTCATCTTCGTCTTTCTTGCTCTTTTTCTTACTAGAACTCTTACGACGCTTAGGCTTTTTCTCTTCATCTTCATCTTCATCTTCGTCTTCGTCTTCGTCATCTTCGTCTTCGTCTTCATCTTCGTCATCTTCGTCTTCGTCTTCATCTTCGTCTTCGTCTTCGTCATCTTCGTCTTTCTTACTCTTTTTCTTAGAGCTCTTACGACGACGTGTCTTTTTCTCTTCCTCCTCTTCATCTTCGTCTTCGTCTTCGTTCTCAAAGTTGGGGATCTCTTTTTTCTCCTCCACAGCGTCGATGGCAGCATCGACCCATTTTTGGGTTTCGTCCGATAGCGTGTAGAACTTCTCGTCGTCGGTCTTGTCTATCATAAGTAGAATACGTTTGAGAAAAGACTGTTCTGTTTCTTTCTTTTTCTGACCCTTTATCCCAGTCAGTTTCAGCAGTTCTTGTTCAATAGACATTTTTACTGCACTCCTTGGTAGTTGGTTAACTATTGAAAGCTTCGTCGAGTTCGTCGAATAGGTCCCTAGAAGGGTTTAGTTTAGCTGTCCTGGCTAGAGCTATACCTAAAGGTTCCAACCGGGGACGACCTGATAGTCGTTTTGACCTACGTTGCTCAATACACGATACACCAACAAAGTCTCTAATCAATAATTTTAACACTTCTACCAACTCCTCTGATAGCTTCTCAAATAAATCAGAGAAGGTGTCTAAAGTAAATGCTAATTCGTGTTCCACTAAATGTGTAAGGTTGCAATCATCTATATCCAGCACCAGTTTACCTTTACCCTTTTCGTAAGCATATGTATTAGGGAAACATTGTCGTGAGCGGTTATTGACGCGTCCCCAGAGTGCACAACGGTAAATTTTGAAGAGGTCTTCCTCACCACACTTGGGGTGTCGTCTATATACACCAAGATATACAGCAAATGCGTCTTGTTGTACGTCTTGAAAATCGTACATGGCACGTATGCGCCAGAGGTGACGTCTTAAATAATTCTCTCCCCACTGTCGAGCTCGTTTATCGTAGAACTTTGTCAGACGTATGTGTGTTGATTTACGCTTAGGTCTCTTGGATCCTGCAGTCATCGCATTCTCCCCCTATTAAGCGGAAGCGTCAAGTCTAACGCCCCGCAACCGTAAGTACAATATATAAAATGCGTAATTATAACTAAATATTTCAAAGACTTAACCTTACAATTTAGAAAAGAGGTCAATAATTTCATGCTTACTTAACTCTGCTGGGTCCTTTACGTTGTTGGGTAGTGGTAAATTTTGCACGTTAATATCGTATGCAGCTGACAATAGGTTCATGACGTTGGCTTCCGCATTTTGATCACCACATATTACCAATATATCACATCTCTCTCTAATTGAATATAGCATATCTAGCTGGGCTTCCCGTATACCAGTACCAAATGTACCAATTGCACATATCCCATAACGATGACCATAGTAATCCACTTTGATGACGTCAAATGGTCCCTCCACTATTACGCAAACGTGATGGTGTTTCTTTACCACGTTGTCATAGTTGAATAGTAAGTCACGGGCATTAATTAATCCCCTAGGTTCTGCATCCTTCTTATGGCTAAGGCTGCGATAGCGTAGTTCTTCAGTATCGTAGACCGTACGACCAGTCCACGATAAGAGCTCCCCACCTATCTTTATTGGCATAATAATACGGCCTCTCCACATACCTTTGTCGCAGTAATGTAAGTCATATCTGCTTCTGAGTTGGCTTACATGACTAGATCTGAAACCTCTAGACATGAGATATCTCCAGTACATTCTCGCTCGACCTGAAGGTGATTTGAGAGGACGAAACTCGGTAGGAAACTCCAATCGGTCGTGTTGTTTAGGTTCATTGTCATTTTGCATAAACTCAGATGATGCTTCATCAAAGTCGGACAACTCTACTACATCATCTTGTACGTAACTGTTGGCTTGCTCGTGAGTACACCCTATCAGCCGCATTATTATGCGGCATGGATCAGATCCTTTGTGACCGATAGGATCGCGATAGCAAGTCCATCTACCACTCTTATGTAAACCTAAATGGAAGCTCTGATCTGTATCACCACAAAATGGGCAATGAATATTAATGTAACCACGAGCAAAACTAGCTGCAGTCTTCAAATATTCAATGTGTTGGAGAGCACAGAATTTTTCCCAGTTAACTTTTGCCATTAGACCTCTCTATTTTGCACTTGTATCACACTGGTCTCGTCATCTGCAAGTGCTATACATAGGTCCGCAACACTCAGCATGAGCACATTCATCTTCCGTTCGAGCGAGACTGTTTCCTCCCGACTCTTCTGAAGCCAGTCCATCAGATTGCGGTGCGTCAGCTTCAATAACACTTTGTCCATGCTCATATCCTCTTCAGTTTGAGTTGGGTCTTGCCACGCATTAAAGCTTGTCGAAGGTCTTTACCCTCTTTCAGAAATTCTTGTATACTCTCATCAGCACTATTTTTACGCATTATGATATCCATAAAGAAGCAGCGTTTTTTCTGACTACCTCTGTGGATACGCTTTTCGGCTTGAGCTCTAACAATTGGTGATACAGGTGACTCCACAAATATCTCATAGTTTGCTATTTGTAAGTTGAGTGAAAATGCTCCACACCCATTACTAGCCACTAATCCGGTAATGTCATCCTGCTCTATAAATCTTCTAAGCACCCCAGGTCCATCTTTCTGTCCACCATAAAGTCGGGAGTGGGGTATCTTAAGTTCGTCTAATTCCCTACTGATTCTCGCTCCTGTCCAACGGTATTCGTGAAAGATAAGGAACTTACGACCAGCTGGTATCTCCCTAACAATTTGTGACATAGCTTCGATCTTGGGGTTCTCAGGAAACTCGATCTGTACCTTATCACCAGTCTCATCATCTACCAGACCGATGAAACCAGACGCAATTTGCCTCATGTGTAAAAATGAATTTCTTACAAGTCGTAGATCGTGTTTGTCGGTTTTTAGTTTATCCACAATGTTGTTGTAATAAGAGCGCATGTCATCAGTAAATGGTACATATATTGGTTTGTACACCTTTTTTGGCATATCACGACATTCACTCTCATCATAACTGATGGAGCAATGTTGGAGTACACGGTTCAGTTCTCCAGACTTTTTCTTATCGAATTTATAGTCGTAGTATCCACTCCAGTAGTTGACCTTTTTCTTGAAGAATGCTTCTCTATATATGGCAAGGGTCTCACCTAGTGTATCACCATGATCACAGAAATTGAATTGTGACCACAACACAAGTGGATTCCTACCAACAGGAATACCGGACATTCCGAACCGATGTTTATATGATGTACTCACCTTTCTGCAAACACGATAGGTCAAAGATTTATGTGACATAATCTCAGTACATTCATCTAAACACATAAAGTTGAATTTTGAAGATACCCTCTTAAGCCTAGCTGGTGTCATTACTAACTTTCTGGCTTTATGTCCAACATGTATTAGCTCAGAGCACATGTAGTTAAGACCAGCATAATTTATCACAAATAGATCCGCCTTTTTCTCCAGCATCTGGATCCTCTGTTTTGTATTACCATACATTGGGATACACTTGAGATCCGGTCTATGTTCTTCTACCTCCATAACCCAAGTTTCTATGGCAGAATCATTCAATACCACTACGAGAGCAGATTTAAGTTCTCCTTTCTTCTTGAGATATGCTATCATTTCTAGTACGACCCGAGTTTTTCCGAGACCCATATCAAGAAAAAACAAAAAGTGTCCTAAATAAATTCCAGCCAAGAGAGATGCTAATTGATGTTTCCACATTGGTTTTGATGAGATGAAGTCAGGAACTGGATCAAGATCATTTAACATCTGTGTCAATGTGCTGCGTGTGAGTTTCTTCAAATACCTGAAGTCATTTAGCTCACGTTTGCGGAAACGTTTTACGGCGAGTTTGGATAGCATTGTTCTTTACTTCTTGGTGGTGGTACACTTAACCCTCATATATTTTTCTGTTTGTTAGTAATTCCTTAGCTATTGTCTCTTGTTTAGTCCTTAAAGTATTTAGTTCTACCAACAACCGCTCCACCTGTTCTACACGCTGCGTCATGTCGCGGTCGTGCTGCGCTTGAAGATCAAATACTCCGTGCTTCTTGTCGTCGCCCCGGCGATTGAGAGCTACCGCGCCCCAAGATAGTCCGCCGCGACGGATATAGACACAGGTGTTACCAAACCGATTACTGATCTGCTGCATATCAGCTATAAAAGTATCGATCTTAACCATGTGGTCCATGTCGTTTGCGTCGTATTGGCTTTTTTCTGTCATGTTTCTTCTCCATCTTCGTTGTCTAGTCCCCTAGCTCTAGTCAAAGTTAACTGCCGTAGTGCCTCCTCAAACGGTACTTTTTTACTTGCTAATTCTAGTGGGATAACCTTCCCTGTACGGCAATACAAATCCAGACGTATTAACATCGTCTCAATACGATCTAGTTGCGTGGTCATGTCTCTTCTCCTTCTTCGTTGTCTAGTCCAGCCTTCTTACTTATGAGATCCATATAATTATCACGCATCCTTATTGAGTCTACACAGAATTGACCCATTGAATAATTCTGCGCTATCAAAACCTCCCATCCCGAACTAACATCACGAGCGTCGTCAACATATATACGAGCTAATCCTAGTTTGGCTTCCATCTTTGTTTGCCGGTACACTAGACCGACGTCTAGCGTCTGGGTTTGGGAAAAGTCCTCACCTATATCGCTCGTATCTATTTTCCCCACCTGACCCTTTCCCACGCGGTGTGATTGGGCTACTGTAGCAACAGCCATATTCCTTTCCACACCCAAACCCCGCAGGTCCTCTAATAATGCACCTAAAGCCAATCTAAAGTTATTCATGTCTATCCGCATTAGCTTAGGATAGTCTACTATTAACAAGTCAGGCACGAACTGTTCCTGAATTTCAAGTCTGTCAATATATGCTACCAGTTGATTAAACGTTAATTGTCGAGTTGGAAATGACTTAATAATGATATTGTTAAGTCGGCGTCCAAAGCGGTCTATTCGTTTACCCAGTTCCTTGCGTATCCGTTTATCATCTAGTGCTAATCTGACTTTTGCTTTTTTATAGGCAACTCTGGTAAGTCGGCCGAATTCGTCTTTCTTAAATTTGCTGCGCCGGATCTCAGTACGATGTTGAGCAATGGCAAAAAACGACTGATAATATCGTTTTAACATCCGCTCCTCATCCATCTCTAGACTTACATGTAGCACTTTGGCATCTTGCATTGCTGCGTGCTGTGCTAGTTGTACCAACCACCTTGTCTTGCCGACCTTTTTTAGACCTACTAGAATATGTAATGTCTTTCTCTTTGGACCGAGATTGTACTGGTCTAATTCTTTTATACCAGTTGGAAATACATCTTCTGAGTCGTCCCGTAGTAAAGAATTGATCGCTCGTTTCTTATCACCTAATTTAATACCAGGATCGAAAGTCTCAACTCTATCACGTGTAGCTTGGTTGAGAATACCTTCCATTTGATCGATAGACTCATCATCCTCCATACCTGTATTGAATAGACTAAGTAACTCCCGTGTAGCTGTCTTGATACGAAAATATCTAAGACGTTTATCAAGTCGGGACATTACGTGCTCAACATTCAATTTTCCCTCGTGTGTACGTTTGATCATTTTCATCGCTCGCCCCACACGTCGGGCTTTTTTATTCTCCTTACTTAGAATGTCATCAAGTAAGTCGTCTAGGTTAGTTCTGGGTGCCTTCTTGTACTTGTCTATATATGGGTAGACCGCACGTGCTATGTCCCCGTAGATGCCCTCAAAAGATGCTGCTGGGAGTGCATTTCGTATAATGCATGCACTATCATTGTGCATACAGAGGA